CTGCGGGGTGGACGTCTGGACCGGCCAGTGGCCCGGCGAGGCTGAGGCGGTCCGGTACGGGCTGTGGCGTGATGATCTGGTGGGCTTCGAAGGGGCGCAGGTGCCGGATGTGAGTCGGCTGATGTCGGTCGGCCGGTGGGACCAGGACCGCGCTGAGTGGGTCATCGACGGCGAGGAGTCGGGCTGATGGGTTGGTGGGCGCACTTGGCCGATGACCGAGGCAACGACGAGGGGTCGTGGAACTTCACGCACAACACGAACGGGATGATCGCCGAGGCGCTGCAGGCGGCGACGGGCGAGACGGTCGAGGAGTGCGGTGGCCCGCTCGGGCCGGTGATCGGGCCGGCGTGGTGGGAACGGCTCAACGGGATGACCGGCCCCGAGGGCGGCGAGTTCCTCGACACGATCGTGAAGGCGCTGATGGCCGACCCGGTCCGGTTCGAAGCGATGAACCCGGAGAACGGGTGGGGGTCCTACGAGTCGCTGTTGAAGGTGCTGGCCGACATGCGGGACTCGGTGCCCGAGTGGCCGTGCGTCTGGCAGGCGAGCGGATGAGCGCGCCGACCCCGGAGGTGGTGTCGGTCCCGGCGGTGAGGCTCGCCGACGGTTCGATCCATGTGGGGCTGCCCGAGAACCTGACCCGCGACCACGGTGGCGGGGTGTGGCTGCTGGACGAGGGCGGCGTCGGCTACTACGGGTCGACCAACGCTGTGCGGGTGATGGCCGCCGAGCTGGTCGAGGACGCTCAGGGTGAACGGGACCGGGCGGGCGAGTCGATGCAGACCGAGGCGGCCGTGGACTGGCTCGAGGAGGCGACCGAGCAGGCGGCGGGGCTGCGGCTCCTGGCCGACGAGATCGATCAATGGGAGCGCGACCGTGTTCGGCCGGCCGGGTTGTGCGGGTGTCCGCTGTGCCCGGATTCGTCTCACGGCGGCGAGCTCGGGGAGGTGGAGTGATGGGGCGAGCTGAGCGACGGAACCAGGCGAGGCGGCATCGGCCCCCGAGGCGGGTGCAACGCGACCGGGCGCTGCGGCGACGGATGACCGAGGCCGAGCTGGTCTCGGTGTTCCCGGCCGGCGCTCACAACAACAGGCGCGACATTGAGCGGGCGATGCAGGCGTCCCACGACGCGCTGATCGCCGAGCTCGGGGCGCGGCGGCGCTCGGGGGTGACGTGGATGGTCTACGAGCGGGCGCAGTGGGCCGCGCCGATGCGTGACCTGTTCGCCGACCCCGACTTCGATGGGCTGCGGACGTTCCTCGAGGGTGACGACGTGGTGCTGGTGGTCGCGTTCGCCGAGGCCGACCCCGAAGCCGATGACCACCAACCCAAGGAGCAGACCGATGAGTGAGACCGCAGCGCAGATCAACGACCAGATGGACGAGCACGGCATCGAGTGGGGCGTCCGCTACCGCGACCCCGCATCCGGGTTCGAAGGCGAGCCGACGGGCCTCTACTTCTTCAAGCACGGCTGCCTGCGGGTGGCGTTGCGAGGGGTGAACCGGACGACCGGGGAGCCGGCCGAGTTCACGTTCGACGCGCCCGAGCTGGTCGCGGTGGAGACGGCTGAGCCGGTGCCGGCTGGCTCGAGGAACGGCGGCCCGCACGATCTGGCTCCGGTCGGTCGGCCATCGATGCCGCGGCTGGCTGGCCCGCAGCGCGGCTGATGGCGGTCGCCCCGGCGTTCTTCGAAGCTGAACGTAAGGCGCTCGGCCTCGAGCGGTGGCCCGACGCCGGGGAGCGGATCACGTTCCTACGGCGTCGGAGCACCGAGTGGGAGACCGGCGAGGTGGTGCGGGTGTGGGTCGGCATCGAGGTGATGATCGATCTGGCCGAGGGCGCTGCGTTGTGCCCGGCGCTCGGCGACGAGTTCGTGGCCCGACCTTCGACGCGCATCGAGTGAGGTGCGCTGTGCTCGCCGGTAGTAGTTGCTTCGGCTACAGACGGCGGGTAGGGTCCGCGAACCGACCGATGGAGTGAAGGAGGAGCCGAATGGCGCAGGACTTTGTGCGAGTGAGCAAGGGCCAGATCCGCCAGTACGCGTGCCCCGAGTGCGGTGCGAGGCCCGGCGGCTACTGCGAGGGCCGCGAGGAGACCGGCACGAACCATCGGGAGCGGATGATCGTCGCGCAGAACGCCGAGTACGAGCGGGTCAACGGTCACCCGTTCGAACGGCCCGAGGAGCCGACGCCGGCCGCCGAGCCGCATCCTTTCGAGATGCCGGGGCGCGAGTTCACCGACGCCGAGATGCCGGCGATGGCCCCGGAGGTGCGCCCGGCCCCGAGCTCGGCCCCGAGTCGGGCGATCACCGGGGGGTTCGCTCCGACCGACGAGCAGCTCGAGGCGGTGGACCTGGCGGTGACCGGCGACAACCTCGCCGTCGAGGCGCTGGCGGGGACGGGCAAGACGACCACGTTGAACCTGATCGCCGAGGCGAAGCCCGAGGACGGGATCTACGTCGCGTTCAACAAGGCGATCGTGACCGAGGCGAAGCAGAAGTTCCCGAGCCGGGTGACGTGCGCGACCTCGCACTCCCTGGCGTTCCGGGCGGTCGGCCACCGGTACAAGCACCGGTTGAACGGGCCGCGGATGAAGTCGTGGCAGATCGCGAAGCGGCTCGGGATCGGTTCGCAGCCGGTCGAGACTTCGTTGGGACGCCAGATGTTCCCGGCCGACAAGATCGCCGGGATGGTGATGAAGGGCGTCCGGGTGTTCTGCCAGTCAGCGGACCGTGAGATCGGGACCCGCCACATCCCGCTGCCGACGACGATGCGCGACGACCCGGAGATGACGATTGCGTTCGGGATGATCCGCGACAGCCTCGGCGATGAGATCCGGGCGGCGTGGGCCGACGTGCGGAAGGTCGACGGGCAGCTCCCGTTCGATCACAACGCCTACCTGAAGCTGTGGTACCTCGAGGACCCGTTCATCGCGACGGACTACATCCTGTTCGATGAGGCGCAGGACGCGAACGGGGTGACGCTCGCGATCGTGGAGGCGCAGAACGATCACGCTCAGCTCGTCTTCGTCGGCGACCGCCATCAGGCGATCTACGGGTGGAACGGCGCGGTGAACGCGATGGAGCGGGTCGAGGTGGCGCATCGGGCGTGGCTGACGACGTCCTTCCGGTTCGGCCCCGAGATCGCTGAGGCGGCGAACGAGGTGCTCGACCTCCTCGGAGCGGAGCACCATGTGATCGGCGCGGGCCGGCCAGGGACCCGAGGCGAGTGCGACGACCCGTCGATCCTGTTGTCGAGGACGAACGCTGGCGCGGTGATGGGCGCGCTCGAGGAGATCGAGAATGGCGGCCGGCCGCATGTGATCGGCGGCGCGGACGACGTGGTCGGCTTCGCTCGGGCGGCGTCGAAGCTGCAGCGGGGCGAGATGGTCTCCCATCCCGACCTGATCTGCTTCACGTCATGGGGCGAGGTGAGGGCCTACGTCAAGAACGACGAGCTGGGATCGGACCTCGCTCTGCTGGTCGGCATCATCGACCAGTTCGGCGCGGACGAGATCGTGGACCTCCTTGAGCACCAGCCGCGCGAGCGGGACGCCACGCTGATCCTGTCGACGGCTCACAAGGCGAAGGGCCGGGAGTGGGAGTCGGTGAGGCTCACCCCGGATCTGGCGAAGTCGGGGACCGAGGAGCAGCGGTTGCGCTATGTGGCGACGACTCGGGCGAAGGCTCACCTCGATGACGCGAAGCTGCTGGCGAAGCTGGCCGAGGATGATGAGCTCGCCGATGAGCTGAACCTCGATGAGCAGATGGTGATGGCGTCGCTCGACCAGGCCGCTGCCGATGAGGCGGCCGCTGAGGGGCCTGTCGTGGCCGCCGAGGCACCGGAGGCCCCACCGGCCCCCGCCGTTGTGGATGAGGCGGTGAGGGCCTACGAGCGTGCGTTCGGGCGGGAGGCGCTCGAGCGGCAGGAGGTGGCGGCCAGAGCCGCGGGTCGGCTTCTGGCGGCGGCGGGCGAGGTGGTGAAGCACCAGACGGCGATGATGGGCTGGCCGAGGGATCCGAACAGCCCGATGTACGAGCTGGCCGAGGCTGGCCGCGAGGCCGACCTGGCGATGTGTGCGGCCGGCTGGATCGAACCCGACGACGAAGAAGTGGAGCTCTTCTGATGAACGTGACAGTGACGACGTGGACCTGCGATCGGTGCGGCGCGACGGTCGAGACCGACCAGGGCGAGCAGCCGAAGGACTGGTCGGCGGTGAAGTTGACGGGTCATCGTTCGGCGTCGTTGTGGGGGAGGCCGTGATGCTCACGTCGGTCGTGTGTGAGGAGATCATCGCCGAGGCTCGGGACCGGCTGAGGCCGACGACGACCACGGCCACGTCCTGCCACGCGCTGAAGGTGCGGCGCGGCACGATCGCCGCGAGGGCGCTCGCCGAGCTCGGCTGGCCGTTCCTCGACGCGCAGGTCGTCCGGTACGGGCCGGGCGGCGGGTACGACTGGCACGTCGATGGGCCAGGGCGGGCGACGACGCTGCTCGTGCAGCTCTCCGAGCCGGGCGACTACGAGGGCGGGCTGGTCGAGGTGCGAGGCTGGCCCGAGGCCCCGACCGGGCGGGGGTCGGCTGCGGAGTGGCCGGCGCAGTTCCCGCACAGGACGACCGAGGTGACCGCAGGCGAGCGGTGGGCGCTCGTCTCCTGGCGGCCATGACCGGCCCGTTCCGGGTGGTCGACGGGGTGGGCCACGTCGGCGACCGGGCGTTCCCGGTGTGGGAGGTGGACGACCGGACCTCGCAGCCGTGGTCGCCGACGCTCGGGTTCTGGATCCGGTGGGTCAACGGGTGGGCGGCGCTCGTCCGGTGGCCGACCGTCCCGACGGGCGACGACCGGTTGGATCCGCCCGGTGAGCGGTGCGTCCTCGAGCGGGGCGCGGTCGGTCTGGTGAAGCAACGACGATCCGTCTACGACGGCGAAGGCCCCGACGCTGCTCGGGTGTTCACGGAGCGGTGGTCGCGGCCCCCCGAGATCGGGCTGACCGCCGTCGAGGCGCTGGCGGTCCTCGCCGAGACGGAGGGGTTGGAGCAGCCGCCGTGGATGGAGGGCCGTCCGTTCACGGGTTGAAAGCGCTGGTCACGGCGTTGTTTCCCACAGACCCCCGGTGTAGTTGATCCAGCTACACGGTGGAGGTACGTTGTGCCCATGAACGAAGCGACGAACGCAGCGAACGCCCGAGCGGCAGCCACCATCACGGAGGCGCTCACCGACGGCATCCTCACCGCCAAGGTCAGCGGCCTCTTCGGCCTCCCGGCGCTCACCCTCGAGCGGGCCGACGGTCAGCCGCTCGGCCGCCACGGAGACCACGACGTCACGGGCCTCACGATCGACCTCCACAGCGTCAGCCTCATCGGTCGGGTCACGACCCGCAACAAGGACCTCCGCAAGGCGATCCGGCTCGGCGTCGCGAAGATCGCAGCGGGTGGCGGCAAGGTCGCCCCCGTCGAGACGATCACCGCCGACGAGATCGCCCGCATCGACGAGGCTCGCTTCACATCGATCTTCGCCCGGTGATCGGGGGCCACACCTCGGGGGCTGGCTTGGTGGCAGGGGCAGGATTCGAACCTGCGACCTCATGGTTATGAGCCATGTGAGCTGACCGGACTGCTCTACCCTGCGAGCGGCCACCGTAGCGGACCGGCCGCGCCGAGTGAAGCGATTGTGGGGCCGACGACCCGAGAGTCCTCTAACAGGCGTCGGCAGCACCAAAACTTGAACCCGGCACGGGGGACGACCACCCCGACGACCAGGGTTTCGCGAGTCGCGGCACGCGAAACTGTACGCTCGGGTTCCATGACCGACACGACCGTCCCCGCCGACCTCCTCGAGCAGGAGTACGCGACCGTCCCCGTCGACTCGCTCGACCCGCACCCCGACAACCCGAGGCGAGGCGATGTCGACGCGATCGCAGCGTCGATCGACGCCAACGGGTTCTTCGGAGCGGTCCTCGCCCAACGCGCCACAGCGGATCACGGCCCACGGATCCTCGCCGGCGAACACCGGTGGCTCGCCGCGCAACGCCACGGCCACCTCGAGATCCCCGTCCTCTGGATCACCTGCGACGACGACCGGGCACGCCGCATCCTGCTGGTAGACAACCGCGCCGACGACCTCGCCACCTACGACGACCGGTACCTCGCCGACCTCCTCGGCGAAATCAAAACCAGCGAAGCCGGCCTCACCGGCACCGGGTTCGACGGCACCGACCTCCGAGAACTCCTCGACCGGCTCGACCCCCAAGACCAAACCCTCGACCCGCCCGACGACGACGACCCGCTCACCAACATCGACCCCGACGCCGAACCCGTCGCCAAGGTAGGCGACCTCTGGCAGATCGGCCCCCACCGGCTACTCGTCGGCGACTGCTACGACCCCGCCAACCTCGACCGCCTCCTCGACAACACCGAACACGGCACCGTCGACGCCGTCGTCACCGACCCCCCCTACGCCATCTACGGCTCAAGCACCGGCATCTCGAGCGACGTAGCCGACGACAAAATGGTTCGCCCGTTCTTCGAACAACTCGGCCGCCTCATCCGCGCCCGCCTCAAGCCATTCGGCCACGCCTACGTCTTCTGCGACTGGCGCTCATGGGCAACCGTCTGGCACGGAATGAAAACCGCACGCCTCGCCCCCAAGAACTGCATCGTGTGGGACAAAGGCCGCTTCGGCCTCGGCGGCATGTACGCCAACACCCACGAATTCGTCGGCTTCTTCGCCAACCTCCCCAACCAACGCACCATGACCTCCAGCGACCAGCGAGGCCAACGCGCCGTCAACAGCGAACCCAACATCTTCCACACCAACCGCCCCACCGGAGACGACCGCCAACACAACGCAGCCAAACCCCTCGACCTCCTCCAATGGCTCATCGTCAACAGCACCGACGAAGGCGAAACCATCCTCGACCCCTTCACCGGCAGCGGCTCCGTCATCATCGCCGCCCACCACACAGGCCGCATCGCCTACGCCACCGAACTCGAACCCCGCTTCGCCGACATCACCATCCGAAGGGCAGAACACCTCACCGGCCACACAGCCACCGTCACCCACGCCCCCGAGACAGACGACCCGACCACCAACGACACGACCAGCGACGACCACGACCAGCCATGACCACACCCAAACCCCAAGCCCCACACGACCCCAAAACCCAACGCGCCCAAAACACCGATGGAGGAACGGATTCGGTGATCGAAAGTTCGTCTCGTGATGGTGGGAGGCCTGCGAAGTGGGCGGATCCTCGGGTGCGGGAGGCGTTGGTGGATGGGGTGAGGATGGGCGCTCCGGTGAAGTATGCGTGTCGGGCGGCGGGGATTGATGAGGGGACGTTTTATCGGTGGCGGCGGCAGTCGGCTGAGCCGGAGGCCCCGGAGGAGTTGCGGGCGTTGTTTGAGGAGTTGGAGGGGGCTCATGCTCGGGCGGTGTTGCGGAACGTCGGGTTGATTCAGGCGGCGGCGCAGGAGTCGAAGCATTGGAAGGCGGCGGCGTGGTGGTTGGAGCGGATGCATCCGGAGGATTTCGCTCGGCAGGATCCGGGGCAGCTTGGGCAGGGGGGGACGCAGGTGGTGATCGCTTCGGAGGATGACATCAGGCGGTTGCAGGCGACGTTGGAGCGGCGTGCTGAGGCGTCGGGGGAGTTGGCGGTGGTGGACGCCGAGGTGGTGGGCGATGAGTGACCAGCCGGCGTTGATCCCTAGCGGTCTCCTCGAGCTGATGACCGATGAGGAGCGGGCGCTCTACTCGCAGTACCTCGACTATCAGGTGGTGCAGGAGGCGACCGATCCGTTGCCGTGGTTGGACGCGTTGTTCCCGTCGTATGTGCCGTTCGATTTCGCTGAGCATCACAAGGTGTTCTGGTCGTGGTTGTGGGAGATCGAGCGGCAGGAGAAGCCGGATCCGTTTGTGGCGATCTGGCCGCGTGGTGGAGCGAAGTCGACGGCGGCTGAGCTCGGGATCGTCGCGCTGGCGGCTCGGGGCCGGCGGAAGTACGGGCTCTACATCTGCGAGACGCAGGACCAGGCGGATGACCATGTGGGGAACGTGGCGTCGCTGCTCGAGACGGACGCGATCTCGGCGGCGTACCCCGAGCTCGGGGAGCGGATGCTCGGCAAGTTCGGGCATGCGAAGGGCTGGAAGGTGAACCGGTTGCGGACGGCGTCGGGGTTCACGCTCGACGCGATCGGTCTCGACAAGGCGGCCCGGGGGATCAAGCTCGATGAGCAGCGGCCTGACTTCATCGTGCTCGATGACATCGATGGGGAGACCGACTCGGGGCACACGACGGAGAAGAAGAAGACGATCATCACCCGGAAGCTGTTGCCGGCGGGGTCGCATGATTGCGCGGTGCTGGCGATCCAGAACAAGGTGTCGGACGAGTCGATCTTCGCTCAGCTCGCTGATGGGCGCGCCGACTTCCTGACCTCGCGGATCTTGTCGGGGCCGATCCCGGCGATCGAGGGTCTCGAGTATGAGCAGCAGCCGACCGAGGACGGGCGGCGGCGGTGGGTCATCACCGGGGGGACGGCGTCGTGGGAGGGCCAGTCGGTCGAGATCTGCGAGTCGCAGATGAACGACTGGGGGTTGTCGGCGTTTCTGTCGGAGGCGCAGCACGACACCGAGCCGCCAGGCGGCGGGATGTTCGACCATCTGGATTGGCCGGCGATCCGGGTGACGGAGGCTGAGCTGCCCGAGTTCCGGCGGGTGGTCTGTTGGGTCGACCCGGCGGTCACGTCGACCGACAACAGCGACTGCCAGGCGATCATCGTGGACGGTCTCGGCGTCGATGGGAAGATCTACCGGCTGTGGGCGTGGGAGGGCCGGACCACTCCGCTCGACACGTTGCAGCGCGCGATCCGGGCGGCGGTGCGGCTCGGGTCGGAGAAGGTTGGCGTGGAGACCGACCAGGGCGGCGACACTTGGGAGTCGGTGTACCGGGAGGCGTTGCGGTCGTTGCTCGAGGACGAGAACGCCCCGCTCGAGCTCGGCGACGAGCAGGTGATTCCCCGGTTCGATCAGGCGAAGGCCGGGCAGATGCAGGCGTCGAAGACCGCTCGGGCGGCCCGGATGCTGGTCGACTACGAGACCGACGTGTTCCGCCACCTCGAGGGCGTCCATCGGGTGATCGAGCGGTCGTTGTCGCGGTTCCCGAAGACGAAGCCGTTCGACCTCACCGACGCGTGTTTCTGGTCATGGGACGATCTGGATCCGAAGCCGAGGCGGATGCGGCGTCGTGCTCGGGCGAAGTCGGCGGCGCGCCGGTCGCTTGGCGATGTGTCGCCGGCGTTGCTCGGCGGGTGACGTTCAGCCGCGGCGGATCTGGCGGCGGGCCTTGCGGGCGAGGCGGCGGCCTCGGCGGGTCTTGGGGGTGGGGGTGGCGACGGCGAGGGCGTAGCCGATGGCCGCGCCTTTGGCGTTGAGGTTCGGGATGCGTCCGGCGGCGGTCCACCTCGGGAGGCTCGGGGCTGCGATTGCGGTGCTCCACTTCATGTCCCGAACTGTAGCATAGAAGGCTACGGCGATGTGTCGGGTTTCGGGGTGGTGGCCCGGCTGGTGGCTCGGCGGCGTCGGGCGAGCTCGAGGCGGTCGGGAGGTTCCCGTCAGGTTCGTTGAGGTTCCGTCAGGTTCTCGGGAGGTTCGTCAGGTGCTCGAGCTCGGCCGGCTGGCGGCAACCGCGGGGCGTGACGGCTCGGGCGGCTCGGCGACGGACTGCTAGCCGGGATCGCAGCAGTTTCGCAGCAGATCGCAGCAGTTCCGGTGCGCCGGCAGCAGTTCTGCTGCGTTTGCTGCCCGGCCGGTGCGTGACCGGACCGCTCTGAGCGGTTGCCGGCCAGGGCGGCGAGCTTCGCCGAGGTGGTCTCGTGATGGTCTCCGGGGGTTCGTCGGGGGTTCGTCGCCGAGCTCGGGGATAACGGGGGCATAACGGGGGATGATCGAGTGATGCGCCTGGCGTCCGCTGGTCGCCCCGGGGCCGGTTGGGCGGTGATCGGGCGGGAGGCGGCCCTCGAGGGCGTAGACGGGCGCTGAGGGGCCGATCGTCGGCTCCTGGCGGCGGCCAGCGGCGAGCATCGTGCCAAGCATCGTCGGCATCGTCCGAGCATCGTCCGAGCATCGTCGGGGATTCTGAGCGATCTGGCCTGGCCGGCGCGCCTCCTGGCGACTCCCTGGCGACTCTCGGGGGGTCGGGACGGGCCGAGGAGCGTGGAACGACCCGACATCAGTCTCGGGAGCCCTGGCGACCAGGGCGAAACGGGCGGGTCTGCGGCGGCCTCGAGCCTCCTGGCCGGCTGTCCTGGCATGCTCTCGTATGCGCTGGTCACGGTCCGTTTCTGAGCTCGGGAGTCCTGGGATACTGCGGGCTCCCTGGCGACTCCTGGCGCGACTCCCTGGCGGGAGCACGGGATGATGTGGGGAGCGGCGAGATCATCGGGGGCCTTGGCGTGGGCCTCGGGTGAAGGCGGGGTCCTGGCCGGCCGGCGCTCGAGCTCGAGCCGGCAGCCAGGGGGGAGTACAGAGAGCCCTTACAGGCCCGTGACCTGCGGACATGCCGGCACTGAAGATTGTCCGAAGTCGGGCAGTCGGACCTCGGTGGCGGCGAGCTCGCGGTCGTCGGGCGAGCAGCGTGGAAGGCAGTGGAACGCAGCACGACGCAGTAGAACGCAGTGGAACGCAGTGGAACGCAGCGAAGTTGGTGCCCTGGCAGCGGTTCTGCTGTCGAGCAGGCGGCCTGGCGGCCACGATCGCCGCCATGAGCGGGGCGGGGGCCTCGGGCGTGATCGGGCGGCGGCCCGCCTCGAGGGGCACACGGCGGCGTTGTGCGTCGGATCCGGGCCGATCCGTGGCGGCCTGGCGGCGTGGAGCGCGCCCGGTCGCCTGGCGGGGAGTGGTTCTTCTGGTTCCCGGGGCGAGGAACGTGACGAACCCGACGAACCCGGCGGGGCGTGGGCGTGAGCTGGTGGGCCTCGGGGCGAGCTCGGGCGGCCGTCGTGTTCCTCGTGTTCCTGGCCGGCGAACACTCAACGACACAACGCCGTGACCAGCGCATATGCCGGCCTGGCGGTGGCGATATGCCGGCCCTGGCGGCCGGGAGTGTTCCCGGGAGTTCGTCGGGTTCTTGGGAGAAGGACCCGAGGATCGTGACGGCTGGCGCTCGGTGAGGTGGGCCGCCTGGCGGATCCGGGTTTGCCCTGGCCGGCTACTCGAGCCGATTCTGTCCGGCCTGGTGTCCTCGCGTAACCGCTGGTCAGGGGACAGAAATGGGACTCCTTGGCCGGCGTGTTGTCCGCAGTGGTGGTTGCCGGCAGGTGGCCTGGCTGGCGTCGATCGAAGGAGCTGGCCTGGCTGGCGGCGTGAGGTGGCCGAGGGCGTCGGGGCGGCGCTCGGGCGTGATGACGCTCGGGGTGGCGCACGGCGGCACACGGGCCGTGATCCGGGGGCCGTGGCGTGAGCTGGCCGGGCTCGGATCTGCGCTTGAGCCGGCCAGGGCGGCCAGGCAGAACGGGATGACGTGAGGTACCTGCGGCCAGGTCTCGAGCCAGGAGGCGCGCCAGGCAGTCGCGCCGAGCTCGGCCGGCCAGGGCGTAACCGCTGGTCAGCGTCCGTTTCCGACAGGGAGAATCGGGAGGCTCGCGCCAGGTCGTTTCCCAGGGGGCCGGCCAGGGCGAGGAGCGTGGGATGGAGTGGAACGCAGTGGGGAGCAGCGTGGCGGCAGTTGCGGGCGGGCTCGGCCGACTGTCGGCGCGACTGCCTGGTCAGGGTGCATAACCGCTGGTCACGGTGCAGAAACGAGGGTGTCGGCGACTGCGGTTTCGAGAGGCTGAAACGGCAGTCGCCAGGAGGGCGCGCTCGGCGTCGATCGTGGGGCCTGGCGGCTGGGTTCCCGGCTACCAGCTCGAGGGGGCGGCGGCGGGCCGTGCCAGCTCGGGGCGGGTGATCGGGCGTGGCGTGGCGCTCGGGCGCGTACGGGGGCCGTGAGGGGCTGATCCGTGGCGATCGTGGGCGCGGGTGGCGGCCTCGGGGGTGGTCGTCGCCGATCCGGGGGTGTTCTCCGGGTGTTCTCCCGGGTGTTCTCCCTGGTCGGGCGAGCTCGGAGCCATCGCCGAGCCGCCACTGAGCCAGCCACTGAGCCAGCCGCTGACCTGCGGTTATGCGTTTGCCTGGCCGGCGACCTGGCCGGCGATGGTCGTCAGATGGTTCGTTGATGGTTCCGTCGGGGGTTCGTTGCGGACGCTGGGGGCCGTTTCGGCCAGCGTCGGCCAGCGTCGGCTCGAGCTCGGCGCGACTGTCGAACCCTGTGCATAAGGGCTGGTCACGGTGCGTTTCTGGCCGGCTGGTCGGGGGTGTCGCGACTGCCGCGACTGTCGGGGTGCCAGCACCCTCCGGAATTGATGGTCGGGGAATTGATGGATGCTCGAGGATCCATCGATTCCGCCCTGGTGAGCCGTCACGGTCAGCGGTTGCTGGGGGCTGCTGGCCGGCGGAACTGCAACGGACAGCGGTTGCGGCTGACAGGGCGAGCTCGGCCGCGTTGCTAGCGTGCTATCAATTCCCGGCCTGGTCGGCGGCCAGCAGGTTCCGGGGCGGCACCACTCATCGACGGTCCTGCGCTCGGGCGTGGTGGGCGTACAAGCGTACCGGTCGCCATTCGGGGCTGGTCGGGCGTGGCGTGGGCCTCGAGGGCGTCAGCGGCGATCTCGGGCCGCCTGGCGGGGCGTTGAGTGGCGGGTCGAGGCGGCGTTGAGTGACTGAGCGGCCTGAACGGCGGTGCGGGCGTTGAGGTCGTTGAGTGACTGAACGGGCCTCGTGCTCGGGCGTGAGGCGGGCGGGGGCGGCTTGCGAGGTCTTGAGCCGGCGCTCGTCCCGCTCACCGGGGCAGGGTTTCCCTCGGTCGGCCGCCGCCGCCCGAGGTGAAGCTACCCGACGGGGCGAGCTTGGGCGATCGGGTTGCCGGGGAAGGGTGCCGGGGTGTGACAGGCTGACAGGCTGCCTGTCCATAACCGCTGGTCACGGGCTTGCGGTGGGGGTGCTCGAGGGTGTCGCGACTGTCGGATCTGACAGGCTGCGGGGGGTCATTCGGCCTGGTCGTCGGGGTCGCCAGGGCAGTCGGCCAGGCATTCGTCTTCGGGGCCGACGTGGCAGTGGGGGCAGGTGGCGTCGAGCCAGCCGGCGATCTCGATGGCGGCGAGGTCGCCGAGCGCTTTGGAGGCGGTGTCGCCGAGGTTGATCTGGATCGGCGCGTCGGGGGGGAGGCCGTTGACCTTGCGGTAGTGGGCGGCCATTGCCTCGAGGTCGGCTACGGCGTCGGGGGGTTGCGAGGGGTGGCGGGGGTCAGCCATGCCATTCCTCGGCGTGGCCGGTTTCGAGGAGGGAGCCGGTGAGGGACGCGTAGTCGGGGCCGGTGATGTCGCCGAGCCAGCGGCCGAAGCTGTCGGCTTTGGTGGTGGTGATGAGGAACGGGTCGGTGTTGTGGTCGGCTCGGGCTGCGACCCATTGGCGGGTGTGTTCGGTGGCGGCGCGGCCGGCGTCGCGGGTTTCGCCGCGGGGTTCGGGGCAGTTGATCCCGAGGAGGCGGATCCGTTGGAGGGTGGTGAGGTGGAACCCGAGGTCGATGCGGGCGTCCACGGTGTCGCCGTCTACGACTCGGGTGATCTGGCAGCGGTAGGTGTACGGCGGTTCGGGGGTCGGCATGGCCCCAGTTTCGCGCGCCGGCCAGGCGGGCCCGGCGATTCGGACGGGGATGGTGGTGGTGCTCGAGCGGAGCGCGGCGAGGATGCGGTGGTGGCCGTCCCATACTCGGCCGTCGTCGCCGAGGGTTACGGGGTCGCAGAGGTCGGGGTTGAAGGTGGCGGTGAGCTCGGCGAGTTCGTTGCGGCTGTCGAGGTCTCGGGCTTCGTCGTTCCAGTCCCAGGGTGGGGGGTGGGAGCCGGGTCGCCAGCGGGTGATGATTTCGGCGGGGGTGAGGTGGTCAGTCATCGGCGTTGGGGATGATGCGGGCTTCGATGTCGGCGGTCCACATGCAGATGTCGCCGCCGGCGGTGCGGACGAGCGGGCTGGCGGTGATGTGGTCGATGAGGTAGCCGTGGCCGTCGGCGAGCGCCGTGAGGGCGCGGTGGGCGCGTTCCTCGAGGGCGTCCCAGGTTGGGGCGCTGATGGTGAGGTGGGCGGTGCGGGTGGCGTGGTCGTAGGCGGCGAGTTCGCCGTCGCAGTGGGGGCAGCGGACGGTGCGGATCGGGGGTTTCACGGGTAGCTCCATTCGGTGAGGGGCGCGTCGGCGTGGAGGTTGTAGAGGGTGCCGGGGGTGGTGCTGATGGTGGCGAGGACGGTGAGGCAGCGGGCCTGGTCTTCGGTGGGGGTTTGGCCGGCGTTGCGGGTGTACCAGTCGGCGATGGTCATGGGTTCGCCAGCTCGAGGAGGACGTCGGCGTGGCACGGGTCGTCGGGCTGGCAGTAGCAGGCGAGGTCGAGGCCGGTGAGCTCGGGGAGGTGTTCGGTGAGGATGATGGCGCGCGGGTCGGTCGGGTTGGTGAGCCAGGCGCGGTAGAGGGCGACGGCGAGGTCGGGGGTGGTGACGGTCGAGTACTCGTGGTCGACGGCGAGGATGATGATCGGGTCGCCGACTCGGAACGGGTTCCCGAAGGGTCCGGGTCGGGTGACGGATCGTGCGCCTTTCGGCATGCGCCAGCCGGCGGTGCGTTTGCGTTGGATGCGGATGGGCGGGGTGTCAGCCATCGGCGTCTCTCGGGTTGATCGGCTCGGCCCACATCGCCCACGTTTCGGGTTGGAGGGCGTCGAGGGAGCTGCGGACTCCGTCGGGGAGGTCTTCGGCGCGGCGGGTGTCTTCGATGGCGCGCTCGGCGGCGATCGCTGCTCGGGTGGCGCTGGCGGGGTTGTCGGCGGTGAACGTGGCGACGTATCGCCATCGGCGTTCGCCTTCGAATTCGGCCATTCGGCTTCTCCTTGGTCGGGGGTTCGACTGTAGCTCTCCGTGTGACGGGGAGCGAGGAGTCAGGCGGGGAGCTGGTCGGTGAGGCCGAGCTGGTAGTCGTTGGCGACTCGGGCGGTCCGCTCGAGTTCGGCGTCGGCTTGCTTGCGGTTCTCGGTGGAGACGTTGCTGTAGGCGGTCCAGTCGGTCTGGCCGTGGCTGCGGTAGGTGATGCCCCATCGGCGGTCGGGGCGTGCTCGGGGCGCGGTGAGGAGCGCGAAGGGTTCCTCGTCGGGTTGGCGGCGGATCTCGGTGCGTCCGTCGCCGAGGTCGGTGTGGTGGAGGCTCATCGGGTCGTCTCCTTGCGGGTCATGTAGGCGGCGTGGTCGCGGCCGTGCTTCTCGGTCATCGACCGGATGCTGTATCCGCCGGTCGGGCCGCAGCTCGAGCAGGTGGCGTTGTAGCCGTCGATGTCGCCTGCGCCGGGTGTGGCGGGCTTCTCGGTGATGGTGATGTGGTGGGCCATGTCGGCGTCTCCTTGGTTGGTCGCTTCGGCTGCTTCGCAGCGCGAGGCGTGGGCGTGGTAGTAGCGGGTTTCGCTGGTGCCGTCGGCGAGGTCCCATACTTCGACGGCTTGGGCGTGGGTGTCATCGACCAGTGTTCCGCAGCGGTGGCAGTTGGTGACCACGGTGCGGGCTGCCATCGGGATCCGGTAGCGGCGGGTGTCGGTGGTGGTGGTGCTCATCGGGTGGCCTTCCGGGCGAGCTTGCGGGTGGGGTAGGTGACGGTGACGCCGGGGGCGACGAGCTTGTGGAGGTGGGCGTTGTCGCCGTCGATGGTGTCTACGATCCAGGTGAGTTGGTCGCGGTCGGCGATGTGTGTGACTCGATCGCCGGGGGTGGTGGTGTCGGTGGGGGCCATGTCGGCTTCGGGTCGGTTGGTGGTGGTGGTGGTGCTCATCGGGCCTGTCCTCGGGCTGCTTGGCGGGCCATGCTCGCGTCTTGGGCGGCGTCGTCGGCTGCGTCGGCTGCGCTCTGGTCGGCGCTGCGAGCGGCCCGGCGGGCTGCGGCTGCGGCCATGCTGGCGTCGAAGCTGGTGCGAGGGGCTGCGGCCTGGCGGCTGCGGCGGTCTCGGCGGGCTGCGTCGTTGGCGTTTTTCATCTGGCGGGCGGCGCGTGCTCGGCGCTGGCGGGCGTTTTGTTGGGCTGCGGTGGGGTTCCTCATGTCCACAAGATACCGTGCATCTGTAGTCGAGTCAACTACAGCGAGGGGGCAAAGACGCTGGTCACAGGGTTGTCGGAGAAGAACCCTGTTCTGCCTCGGCCGCCAGGGCGGCGATCCCGTGATCGCCGAGCGACTTCCCGGGCCGCTTCGCCCGAGCTCGGATCGCCACCATCCCCTCGGGGCAGTCGCCACACGCGGGGCACCAAGAGCACAGCGGACCCGGCGACGGGTCGAACCGGTCCTCGGCGAGATCCTGCTCGATCGACGTCCAGATGTTCCCGAGCCAGTCGACAGCCTCGGTGATCGCCGAGCGGGTGATCGGCACGACGTCGATGTGACCGATCGGGATCCACACGATGCGACCCTCGGCGACGGGCCGCTTGTCGTGGGCCTCGACCGCGGCGGCGTACAGGGTGACTTGGCGCAGCTTCGGCTCGAGCCAGTCGGCGCGGTCGGGACGCTTCCCGGTCTTCCAGTCGGTGACGATCGCCGCGCCCGACGCGGTCGTCTCGGTCAGGTCGATGATCCCGACGAACGGGATGCCGGCGAGCTCGGTCTCGACGCGCCGTTCGGCGACGACGGTTCCGGGCTGGCGGCTGGTGGGGAGCTTCAGCGCGAGCGACACGAACGCCATCGCCTTCGCTCGGAGCGCGGCGTCGACTTCGGGCCAGTAGAGGTCGGCGATCGACGCGGCGGTGCGGAGGTTGCGACGCTCGGGCGGCTCGGCGGCGAGGTGCTCGAGGACGGTGTGCGTGAGCGTCCCGGCGATCGCTTCGGGACCGGATGGGTCTTCGAGTCGGAGGACGTACTTGGCGTGCCATTGGCGGGGGCATTTGTCGTAGGTGTCGGCTGCGCTGACGGAGATCGTCGCGGGGCGGGGCATCTCGGGCGCTTCGTCGGTGGTCACCACTCGGGGATCTCCTCGATCTCGTTCGGGCGGGGCCGCCATGAGAGGAGGCCGGTGTCACGGTCTACCTCTTCGTCGTCGGGGAAGCGTCGGTAGTCGTGCCAGAACTGCTGCAGGTCGGCGAGCTTCGGGGGTCGGGTGCCGTCGAGGATGGGCCAGCCCTCGGCGAGCGCTTCGAAGTGGGCGGCCGCGGCGGCGCAGCATCGGGGGCAGAGGCCGGGCTCGTCGGGCTTCCAGTAGGGGGAGATGAGGCGGGGCACGCCGATCTCGTTGCAGCGCCGGCACTCGAGCGGTTCGTCTTGGTCGTCGGCGGTGACGAGGTTCCCGACTGTGACGGCGGCGGGTTCGGTCACGGCTTCGGGTCGGGGAGGCAGGTGCGTGACCCGAAGCAGAGGGTGCAGGGCTGCGGTTCGATCCACGGGCGTTTCGGGTCGACGGTCTGGCCTTGCCCTCCGCAGCGGGGGCACGCTTGGTGCTTGAGGTGGTCATCGAGGAGGGGGCGGGCCTTCTCGGCGGCGGCGACCATGACGCGGGTCCGGTCGGCGGCGCTGGTGGCGTGTTCGATCTCGACGGGTTCGGCGTGCCACCGGCAGGAGCAGGAGGCGACGATGGTGGTGCCGTCCTCGGAGACGTTGTATTGGCCGGCGTGGCGTGCGCCGGGCGCGACGAGGCTGTACGGGTTGTTGGTCTGGAATGCGACCTGTTCGGGTTTGTCGTCAGCCATCGGTGTCTCCTGGTCGGGGGCCGCCTTCGAGGCCGAGTAGTTCGGCGAGCTCGGCGGCTTCGGGTCGGGTGATCGAGATGGAGTCTGGCGTGTTGAGCCATCCCCATGCGGGTGCGCCGGCGTGGCAGCCAGGGAGGCCGGTCATGTCGTCGGCGCTGACGCTCTCGCAGAGCTGGCCGAGCCACCAATGGAGGCGGCGGGCGCGGTCGCGTAGCTCGAGCGGGTCGGTTTCTACGAGCTGGTCGTAGATGTCGGGGTAGCCGTCCATCGGCTCGTCGCTCATCGGGCGATCCAGTCGCCGTTGACCAGCTCGCAGCCGGCCTGCTCGAGCCTCGCCCGGAGCCGTTCTTGGAGCGCTCGGATCCGGGTGGCGTTGCGGGTGGCGTAGTCGAAGGCATCAGGGTCGGACGCTTCGACCGCTCGGGTGGCGTTGATTTCGAAGGCGTGGGCGGTGAGCTCGGCGAGCACTTCGCATTCGGCGGCGTCGTGGATGGTGAGGGTGACGGTCTTCACGGGCTGGCCTCGAGGTCGGGTGGCTTGAGGTAGGTGATCCCGCCGCGGGGCGCTGAGATGACGGGGAACAGATCCTCGACGGTGGGGATCAGGTCGTAGTTGACCATGTCGCGGTACCGTTCGGCGGCGAGCGCGTCGGCCAGGGCGGCGGCCGGCGAGCCGGTCCAGAACGCCTTCTGTCGCCACCTCGGCGGGTCGGGGTCGTCGCGTCGGCGGTTGCGGTCGGGGCCGAGGTCGTAGAAGGGGGCGATCGGCGCGCAGTAGCCGCCCGAGGCGGTCAGGTGGTCGGTCATCGCTGTCCTCCGTGGGCTTCTCGGATGTGGGCGTTCAGCTCTTCGCCGTACTTGGCATGGCCGCCGTGGAGCCACTCCGATTCGGGGTGCCACGGGCGCTCGAGGTCCGGTTCGGTCTGAGCGCAGGTGTCGAGCGTGACGCAGCCCTCTCGGTGGCTGGTCGGGTCGCCGGGTTCGCCGTTGCAGTGCGGGCAGCGCAGGTCTTCGTCGGGGTCAGGCAGGTCGGCGGCCGTCGCGGGTACCGCCGCGGGCAGGATCTCGGCCCACACGGCTTGCTCGGCTGGCGGCCAGTCGATCGCCGACATGGTGACCGGTCGCTCTTGGCCGGTCGCCCATGACGCTTCGTGGATCCGCTGCAGCATCGTGACCAGCGGGGCGCGCGACTGGCGGGCGTTCGCTTCATCGAGCTTGCAGATCCCGTCGGCGGGTTCGCCGCAGACGGTGCAGGGGTCGGGCAGCCCGTCCTTGCATGGGCAGGTGAGGGCGTCATCCATCGTGGGCCTCCTCGGGCCAGGGGCGGGGGGTGACGGCGCGGCCGATGGCGGCGCGGCGGGCGTCGGCTTCGCGTAGCTGGCGGGTGTCGGTGTGGTCGTCCTGGTCGTGTTGCCAGATCCGGTAGGCGGTGATCGCGGAGAACGCGATGGCGCTGAGGATGACGGCGATCGTCTCGAGGTCGCTCATCAGTGGCCCCTCGGGGCGTTGAACCGGGAACCGGGGTTCTCGGTTCGCTGTTCTCGGTTCGGGGCCTCGGCCCCCTCGAGGCGCAGGAGCCGGATCGCTTTGGCGGCCGAGCAGTCGCAGTCCCACGGGTGGTCGCAGGCGTCGGGGTTGTCGGCCAGTACGTCGGTGAGGAGGTCGCGGAGCCGGTCGATCTCGTTGAGCGCGGCGTCGATGATGGGCCACGGGCAGTCGTCTTCGTCGGGTTCGGAGAGCCATTTGCGGAAGTCGACCGGGGTCTTGTCGGGGTCGAGGTACTGGTCAGCCATCGTCGGCCTCCAGCTCGAGTCGGCCGACCCGGCAGAGGTCGCACTCGTCGTTCACGACAGGGCCGTGCGTGAGCGGCCAGTCGCGGTCGGTGTGGCCGTCGCCGGGGAAGTCTTGGGTCTCGTCCCATGCGAGCGCCCCGCAGGTCAGGCAGCGGTGCTCGCCGGCGTCGATCCGTTGGTCTCGGGTCCCGAGCTCGGGGCGTACCGCAGCTCCGGTGATCGCGGCGGCCGCGAGGTGCGCGGTCCCTGAGATGATGGTCCCGTCGGCGGTGACCTTCACGGTCTGCCGTTCGGCGAGCTGTGCGATGTCAGCCATGTTGGCGTCTCCTCAGCGGGCGGTGGATTGTGACTGTAGCTCTTCCGCGTACGCGGCCACGGCTTCTTGCGGCCAGCCGGCGACGCCGAGGCGGTGGGCGCGCTGCCGTGCGGCGATCGGGAGCGCGATGGCGGGGGCTTCCGCCGAGAACCGGTCGGCGGGGACCGGCTCGGGGTCGGGGCCTCGAGCGGTGGGCGGTCGCGCCTGGCCGGGTTCGATCGACCCGCACCATGAGCAGTGGGCGACCCACGGCCCCCCAGCGACCCGGAGGCGGCTTGTCCGCTTGCACGGTACAGGTCGGCCTTCGACGGACGACCGGCGCTTACACGGCGGCTGAGCGGGTCTGGTGACCCTCCCGGCGGCTTGGCGGGCGCGGGGGTTGCCTCCCGTGCGGCGCTTCTTGCTCATCGGAGCACCGAGGATCGGATCCCGAGGTCGGCGGCGTGGTCCTCGTGCCAGTCGCAGAGGAGCTGCCCGGTCGGGTAGAGGCGACGATCGACGGTGCGGGCGACTCGGTGGCGGGCGGGCTTCGCGCAGTTGCCGTGCTCGCAGGTGGGGGTGGCGCAGGGGTCGCAGATCCCGGTGGGGGTTCCGCCTCGGGCGAGGGCGGATCCGGTGACGGTGACGCGGCGCGCCCGGTGGCACTTCTCGCAGTAGCCGGGGATCTTCATCGTCAGCTCCTCAGCTCAAGGATCCGAAGGATCGTCTCGTTGGTGGTCGGGTCGGCGAGGTCGCCGTCGATCTCGGCGAGGTCGAGACCGGCGAGCATCTGACTGGTCCCGTACTCGGGGCTTTCGGGGCCTTCGGTGACCCACCGGCCGTCGGCGAGCTTGGTGTAGTCGTACTCGGAGGTGTCGACCACGACGGTCCCTTCGGGGAGCGCGGCCAGTTCGGCGGCGTGGAGGCTGAAGGTGTCGGCCATCACGCGGCCGCCATCTCGAGGAGCGCCCAGCCTCGGGCGAGGAGGCGGGCCTGCTCGGTGTACCGGTTGCGGTAGAGGGCGAGCTGGCTGCGGTGGAGCAGCTTGGCGGCGGTCACCGCGTCGGTCTCGGTGGCGGCGACGCCTTCGAGTTCCCATTCGCCGTTGGCGAGTCGGTGCCAGACCTCGCGGCCTCGGGCGTCTGTGGTTTCGGTCGTGGTTGCCATGTCGGCGTCTCCTTGGGTTGGTGGTGGTCGGGTTGGTGGGGGCTTCAGTCGCCGGTGTAGCGGCCTTGGCCGTATCCCATCGAGGCGCATTGTTCGGCGTTGCTCATGCTCGCCCACCGGGCTGCCTCGGCTGCGTTGCGGCGATCGCAGTCTGCTTCGTACTGGCGGGCTGCGGCGTTGGCCTCGGCCTCGGTGGCGTAGGTGCGGTCGATGTCGGTCTGCGACCGGTTGCTTCCGTCGGTGGCCCTGACGGTGACCCATGCCTGCCGGCCGCCCCACTCGCTGTCGGTGTAGTCGACCTCGATGCGGGCGGGGTGAACCGTGGCGGGGTTGTTGAGGGCGACGATGTAGCGGGTCTCGCCCTGGCGGCTGGTGGCGTCTGCGGTGTTGTTCATGTGTACGAGTATACAGGGTTCTGTAGTCGGATCAACTACAGCGCCCCGGATCGGGTACGCAAAGACGCTGGTCACGGGGTTGTTCAGAAGAACCTCAGAATCGCCGCGAGGAACCGGGCCTCGGAACCCATACAACGAGGGGGAAGGGGGGCGGGGGCCTCAGCCCTCAGCGCACTCCATTTGGCCGTGCAACCGGTACGCGGTCACCCCGGGGTACACCTTCGACCCTGGCTTCAGCGCGACGAACTCGCCGTTCCACCACACGACCCGACCGTCGCCCGCCGTCGAGATCGGGACCCACAGGTACCGGCCCGAGCGTTGGAACCGGACGCTCGCCCACGCCGCGGACTCGCCGCAGTGGTGGCAGACAACCGGGTCCGCTGCGGCCAGCGGGTCGACGGTCTCTGCGATCGTCGCGGCGTTCGCTGGAGCGCTCATCGGCTCAACCCTACGACCTGGCGGGTCCTCGCGTCGCTCCACGTCAGTTACCCGTCCACATCGAAGGTCCCGCCCGGCTCTCGCTTGGGTCCATCGTGGCAGCGCCGGCGAGCTCGCCGGGGTCAACGATGGACGCCAGACCGGAAGGCGAAGATCTCGGCCTGCAGAACGACCGCGGCTTCCTCGGCCTGGCGCTCGGCGTCGACCTCGGTGTCGCAGTACCCCGTCGTGGTGAACGCTGCCGACGACCAGTGCATCGGTGACACCCGCCAGTAGTACCGGCCGCCCTCCGTCGGGTTGATCGTCACGTCCAGCTCGTCGGTGCAGCGGACCGCCAGCTCGAGGAGGAGAACCCGGCCCCGAGCTCGGCGCAGCTCGCGGCCGAGGTACACGCAGCCGACCGTGAGGACGACCGCGACGACCCAGCCGGCCGTCGACCAGTTCACCCGAGCGGACCTCGAGGGGGCGCGCCCGGCGGCATCTGCTGGCTGATCTGCAGCCCGCCGGTGCCGGCCTCGATGAACTTCTGGCCGATGGCCGTGGCGTTCGCCTTCGGGACCACGAACGCGAACGTGCCGACCGGGGTGGCGATCTGGACGAGCACGATCCCCTCGCCGTTCATGTCGCCCGGGTTGATCGCCCAATTCATCGGGACCGGACCGATCGGGATCGCGGGTGGTTGCCCGGCCGCTCCGCTCTGGCCGGCTGGCTGCTGTTGGTCACTCATCGGGTTCTCCTGCGGGTAGCGCGGCCAGGGGCCGCTGATCGGGCGAGGGGGTCGGCGGTGGCGGCGGGGGGAGCGTCGCCGACGGTCGGGCCTCGAGGTGAGCGAGGACCGCCTTGGTGGCGAGGACCCCGCCGACTACGAGCGCGGCGGTCATGGCGAGGATCAGCGCTCCAGCGGCGAGGAACGCGAACGCGACCATCGCGACGGTCCACTTCGCTGCCTTCACCGCTGGTCCTCAGGGATGTCTCTGAAGCAGGAGTTGCAGTCGCCGGTTGGTGGCGGCTCGGTCGACCCGGCGAGCCAGCAGGAAGCCCCACATCGGGCGGTGGAGTTCCCGCCGGGGTGTGCCCAGTTCTGGCCCTCGACGCCGGCGCGGCGTTTGCGGGTGAGGTGCCGGAAGCCGGTCTGGCCTCGCAGCTCGGCGCGGTCAGCGACGTACACAAGGTCGTCGTCGGGGTCGGGGGTGTGGGTCGGCATCGGGGGTTCCTATTCGATGGTGGGCGGCATGGTGAGGGCGATGACCATCAGGTCGTCACCGGATCGGCGGCGCTTCCACGCCTCGAGCTGGACCCCGGTGTTCTCGGGGTCGAGCGCTGCGGGTCGGGCGGTGCTGTGGCACCAGCCGAGCTTGGTCGCGTCGCCGAGCCCCAGGGGGGTCCAGTCTCGCGCCAGCAGCCATGTGAGCATGTCGAGCGCCTGGTCGGTGTCGATCTCGTACGCGGTGGCGAGCTCTTCGGCGGTGGCGTGGAGCCACTCGATGCCTTCGAGGTACTCGGGGACCGGGGCCATCAGGATCGCACCCATCCCTCACGGAAGTTGGCCCGCGAGTAGAGCGACGGCTCGATCGAGTCGAGCTCGGACCGGACGAACATCGACCACGCCACAGCGAACGCCACCGGCATCTCCGCGTGGAGCCGCTCGGCCTCCTCGAGCAGGTCGGGGCGGATCGCGTCGAGCGACTGGCACCCGTCGTTGTCGACGGTCGCGCCGAACCCGTGGACGATCTCCACGATGTCGATGAGGTGGCTGCTGTTGCCGTATGGGCGCTTCCCGTCGAACTCGGGCGCGCCGACCTCGCACTCGGAGAGCCGTTCGGTCGGCCAGAGCCGGGCGAGCAGCTTCAGGTGGGCGTCGGTGAGGTGAAACTCGTCATCCATTGACCGACTCCTTCAGGCTGGCCCGCAGGTCGTTGACCCACCGGGTGCGGTCGCTGGCCCGGCGCTGTTCCTTGACCCACTCGTCGCGGGCACGCTCGAGCTGGTCGGTGATGGTGGTGCGGCGCATCGCCCGGTACTCCTCGGGCGACATCGCCCGCTTCGGGTCGCCGTCGGCGGGGTAGAGCGTCGAGCAGTCGAACCGGATCGACTCGGTGAGCTGGTCGACCATGAACGTCTTCAGCTCCCGGTGCCCGAGGGTGGGAGGTGTCCACGCTTCGACCTTGGCGAGCATCGCCTCGTAGCGGGCCTCCTCTTCGGCCTCGCGCTCCCGGCGCTCACGCCGGCGGTCCACCTCGGCGGTGAACGCATCCATCGCGGCGTCGGCGGCCTGGTCGTGCGACCAGCCCTCAACCTCGGCCAGCTCGGTCTCCAGCTCGGCGATCCGGTCCCGGTAGTGGCTCGACGGCTGGAACTCGTCGGGGATCGGGGTGCCCGTCGGGGCGTCGCGCATCGTGACCAGCGCGCCGAACGCTCGGGCGCACTCGATGGCGAAGACGGCGAGCTCGGTGACCTCGCCCTTCTGGACGGACTCGGTGTATCCGGTAGGCATCAGCCTTCTCCTTGGTTGGGGTTCGTGTCGTGGTCGCCGCGCATCCCGCGCAACGTGACGAGGACTTGGCCGGCGGTCGCCTCGTCCAGCCCCACGTCCTCGGTGAGCAGCTTGACGAGCATGGCGTCGGTGACCGCCCCCTCGGCGACCTCCATGAACGCCTGCGCCTGCTGGCGGCAGGTGGCGGGGTCGAGCTGGCCGTACATGACGGTCCCGTCCTCGGCGATCGCCCGAACGGAGCAGAACCCCTCGAGCTGTTCGTTGACCCCGGATTCGAGTTCGATGACGGTCAGGATCTTCAGGTCGGGCGTTCCCACTCGGGACCTCCTTGGTGGTCGGGTTCGGACCGTAGCATGTGAGGCTACGGCAGATCAGTGGCCGATGTGGAAGAGGCCGAACCGGTCGCGGTCCCACTTCCCGGCGGCGAGCTGTTCGGCGTACACCTTCAGCGCGGCGATCACGGGGGCGATGCGCCGGTACCCGTCGTCGCTGGCCTCGAGGGCGAGGATGGTCGTGTCGAAGTCCATCGTCGTCGGCGGCTCGGCGTAGGCGTCCTTGCTCTGCTGCTGGTCGCCGAAGTAGCGCTGCTCGGCCTCGGGGGCGTCGATCTCGATCGGCCCCCACGCGAGCTGCGGGTACCAGTAGTACCGGTCGGCGTCGAGGCGGCTCTTGCGGGCCTTGACCAGCTCGGCGAAGTCGCCGTCGTAGCCCATCTTCGACAGGTCGAACGTGGCGACCGGGCGGATCATGGTGCGGCCATCGCCGAAGCCGTCCATCGTCTCGGCGACGATGAGGGTCGATTCGTATCCCATTGCGGGGTCTCCTTGGTTGGTGGTCGTGGTCAGCCGAACTCGGCGCGAGCGTCGGCGATGAGGCAGGCCATCTCCTCGTCAGCGGCGTCGATCGCCGTGCCGAAGTTGGCGGGGTCTGCGACGAGGCCGACGCTGAAGTCGACGGCCTCGGGGTCGGTCGGGTCCGGCGCGACGATCCGGTAGAGGCTGTGGTAGCCGAGATCGTCGGGGCCGGTGAGGCCGTAGCGGCCGTCGTCGCTGGTGCGGATGTAGGCGGGCGTATCGCTCATGGCCACGTCACCGTGCCCGGGGTCATCTCGGCGCAGAAGGCACCGGCGTACTCGATCCACGCTTCCAGCGGCGAGGCGTGACCCTCGACGTCCTCGGGGTTGTCCTCGGCCCATGCCGTGAGGCATTCGCCGAAGCCGCCGCCGTCGATGTCTCGGGCGATGGCTGCGATGCACTCGGCGCGGTTCGCACCGATGACCCGCAGCTCGTAGCCGCGGATCGTGACCTCCATGAAGGTCACGGTCTTGCTCTTCGTCTTGGTGGTTGCCATGTCGGCGTCTCCTTGGGTTGGTCGGCGGTCTCAGGCGAGGCCAGCGAAGGGGTCGGGGGTGGTGGTCTCACGGTCGAGGCGAGCCTCGAGGCGACCCTCGAGGGCTGCGAGCGTCGCTGCGCTCGGGGGGTTCACGCTCTCGACTGAGGCGAGGCTGCGGAGCAGGTCGCCGCCGTTGGCGTTGGCGAGCCTGACCACTGCGAGCAGGTCGGCGGTGGTGGTGCCGGGGAGGTGGCGCTCGAGGGCGGCGAGGAGGTTCTCGACCTTGCGGGCCCTGGCCCGAGCTTCGAAGCGGTTGGTGGTTGCGGTGGTGGTCATCGTGGCTCCTTTGGCCTCGGTGGCTGCGTTCATCATGTGCTCCAGTATGGTCCCTCGGTGTAGCCGAAGCAACTACACCGGCCAGAACGGGGGCCGCAAAGAGGCTGGTCACGGCGTTGTTGGAAAGAACCCTGGAACCGGCGCTCAGCCGGGCCGCTCGGCGTCGCCCAATTCGGGGAGGATCCCGGACCCGCCGCAGGTCGGGCAGCTCACCCCGACGAGCGACACCTCGGCGATCACCCGGTCGCGCAGCTCCTCGACGGCGCGCCACGCCGCGTCCGCGTGCGCGCCCTTCACCTCGTCGGGGACCCAGCCGAGCGGGATCCGAACCGACCGGGTCGTGACCGCGGGCTTGTAGTTCTTCGACCCTCGCCGCCCTCGGGCTGGCGTGTGCTCGGTCGGGGCGAGCTTCAGGTCGACGGTGGCGTACCGCTCACCGGTCGCGCCTCGGGCGAGGAAGCAGTGCCGGACCTGCGGGAGCACCTCGAGCTGGCCTTGCAGCCACGCTCGCACCTCGACGTACTGGCCGGGGAACCCTCGGCGTAGCTGCGGGTGGTCCTTCGCTGCCCACGGCAGGTTCGCCCGCCAGGGCATCGGCCGGTCCTCGAGCGACAGCTCGGCGAGGTTGATCGGGGTGAGCGCCACCACGTCGGGCGGTCGTTCCTCGGTGTCGAACTCCTCCTCGTAGAACGCCCACTCCCGAGCGTCCTCGTCGGGACCGGCTCGGCGAGCTCGGGCCTCGTCGGCGGTCATCGCCGCGGGCCACCCCGGGAAGTTGTAGCCGTCGCGCAGCCGGTAGCCGGTCACGATCCGCAGCGGTGGTAGCGGCAGCTCCACCTCGGTCAGCCCTTCGGGGCCGGCGTACCAGTGACGCTCCTGCAGCGGCGTGAGGTCGCGCCCGCCTGGCGCTCGGGGCGTGGTGGTGCGACCCGGGTCGATGAGGTACATCGTGCAGGGGTCGTCGCCCTCGGTGAGATGGACCGCGTACGCGGTCGGGGGGTTCGGTGCCATGTCGGCTCCTCCTTGGGTTGGTGCTCAGCCGACGAGGCCGAGCTTCTTGCGGCAGTCCGGGCCGAGGCCCAGCTCCCTCGACTTCTCATCGGTGAGCGTCCGGTTGCAGTGGCCGCAGCGGCCGATCTCCCGACCGTAGAGCGCCATCGCCTCGTCCGCGCCAGCCTCGGCGATGCGCTCGAGGATCCCGGGGATGTGGCTCCACTCGACCCGAGCCTCGGGCTTCCCGCCGACGATCATCTTCACGAACACCCGCCCGGCCCACCGGCCCTCCTCGGGGCGGTCGACCCGGTAGAAGACGAGGTCGTTGTGGCCCGAGCTCGGCAGGGCGTAGTGGCCCTCCGGTACCGCCTCAGCGGTCGGCAGGTCCCCTCCACGGGGCGCAGCGCCCTCGGGGGCCGTGGGGGCCTCTGAGGCCCGCTCCACCCGGTACAGGTCGGTGCCAGCGAACCCGACGACCACCGCCTCGGCGGTCGAGCCGTCCTTCTTGGCGATCGTGATCGTGTCGCCCCGCTCAGCCTTCGGGCCGGTGACGACCCACTCGTCGCCGTTCTTCGTCCACCGGTACCCCTCGGGGGCGCTCCGGTCAGGCAGGTAGGTGTGGGCCTTCACCTTCTCGCCGAGCTTCACCTCCGACGTCTTGCCGCTCTTCGCGGTCACGCTCACGGTGTCGCCCGTGCTGCGGCCCTTGGCGACCACCGCGAAGTCGTCGCCGACCTTCGTCCAGCGGGGGGCCTCGAGGCCGAGCTGGCCTTGGCCGGTGCCGTCGCCCTGCTCGGGCGGGTCGATCGAGTCGCCGCCGACCCGGTCGTAGATCCGGTCGCGGCGCGTCACGTCGATGCAGGAGCAGAGCCAGCCGCCAGCGTCGGCCCACACCCGGTCCCACCGGTTCCCGTCGGTCGGGATGTTCTTGCAACCGGGGAGGTGCGTGGTGAGTCCCCACGCCTCGCCGTCGGTCTCGATGATCGGCGCGTCGGCCGTCAGGTCGTCTGCGTGGGCGATGCTCGCCATCTCAGCTCACCCGCCCTTCCAGCTCGCGTTCGGCGCGGCCCTCGGCTTCCATCTCGGCGAGGAAGGCCGGCGAGTACCCGGCGGTCCGACGCTGGTGAGCGTCGAAGCCTCGGGCGTGCTCATCGCAACAGGCGAAGGTCGTGCCGTCGTCGCGGGTGCGGTCGGTGGTGGCGTCGTCTTCGCAGCGCCAGCCTTGGCAGGGGGTTCCGTGATTCATCATGCGGACACCGTACCTTCCGTCCGTAGCCGAAGCAACTACAGCGGGGGCGGTCATCGGCCGTCCTCGAATCGGGCGCAGCAGTCGTCGCTGCAGGTCCACGCCACGATCTCGGTGCCGAACGGCCCGTCGTAGTGGGCGGCGGTGGCGTCGCATAGCGTGGCGTCGATGTCGGCGTCGCATCCGGCGCAGCGGTCGCGGTGACGCGACCAGCGGCCCTTGGCGCTCTTGGTGGCGGCCATCACTCGGCCCCGCCGTCGATCGACTCGGCGAGCGTGGCGACGAACCATCCGGCGTCGTGGTCGGAGGCGACGCCCTCGGCGAAGGTCTTGCCGTCGAGGGTGATGCGCCAGACCTCGTGGCCTTCGGCGTCGCGGTACAGGTCGGCGTCGATCCGCCCGTCGGAGGCGTCGATCACGTCGTGCATGCTCGGGGTTGCGGTGAGGTTCATCATGGGACGACCCTACCTCCGATGTGTAGCCGAAGCAACTACAGATCGAACAGGCTGGATTGCTCGCCCGGACCGCCGTCGGTGGCGGGGTCCAGCTTGAGCCGAGGGGTGATCGGCTCGGCGAAGGTCTGCAACCCGAGGAGCGGCTCGAGGACCGCCCGAGCCAACCCCGGCGGGACCGCGTTCCCGATCTGTTCGAACTGCCTCGACCACGTCCCCTGCACCGGGTAGTCGCGCCGGAAGCTCTGAAGGGCCAGCGCCTGCCACGGCTGGATCCGCATCGCGCCCTCCGACCGGCCAGGGAAGTCCGGACGTCGCCCGTCGTTCGCGTGGTGGCCGCCGGGCCGGAACACCCTCGGGTCGCACGCCAACGTCGTCGCCGGCCGCTCCTCGGCCCACTCGCCGCCCTCCGGGGTGTCGGTCGCCTCGGTCGCGTCGATCGTCTCGAGCCGCTCCCGGTCGGCGCGCGGGTCGACGTTCTTCGGGTGCTCCTCGCCGGCCGGCTGGAACACCATGTCGTCGGCGGCGTGACCGAAAGCGATCGTCGGCGCGGGCTGGTCGCCGGTCCGCACCGCGGCGTTCGCTTGGCGGTCGGAGCGAAGCTGCCACTGCGACCCGGAGAGCGCGGTGAACGTCGGAGCGGGCTGCTCGGTCGGGTCGATCGTCTGAGCGTCCTCCCGGGTCCCGCCCGGCTTCCAGTCGCGCCCGGTGTTCAGCATCGCCCCCTCGCCCGGGTCGTCCTCGGCGAGCTCGCCGTCGTCGGGCGGGTACACCTGCCACGACCGGGCCTTCTCGGTGAGAGCGAACGCCGGCTCATCGATCCCGCGCAGGTCGCGCTCGCGGTACTCGCCGCCGTCGTCGCGGTCGTTCAGCCTCGGGAACCCGACCCTCGAGCCGGGCTCCGGTTCCCAATCGCCGGCCTCCTGCGCGTCGGCGTACACCTGCCGCGACCCGGAGCCGCCGTCGAGCGGATCCGCCGGGCCGTTGTGGTGGCGCGACATCACCGAAGTCGACGGCCTGGTCGTGAGGCCCCAGCCGAGCGCTTCGGCCATCGTCACCCACCGAGCTCGGGACCCGGCCCCCTTCTTCGAATGGGTCGGCTCCGGGGCCAGCCAGTCCTTCGGGCCGCGCTTCGCCATGAGGATCGCCCGCTCACGGGTCTGCGGGACCCCGTAGTCGGCGGCGTTGAGCACCCCGGTCCACACCGAGTACCCCCAGCCGGCGAGCACGTTCGCCATCGCCTTCCACAGCGGGAGGACCCTCGGGACCTGCTCGCAGGCGATCCACTCGGGCTGCATCAGCCAGGCCCACCGGAGCGGTTCGAGGACCAGCTTCGACCGGTCGTCGGTCCAGTCGCCCTCGGGATCGACCCACCCGTCGGTGCACGCGGCGATCGCCCGGCGCAGGTCGCCGATGTCATCGAGGCCCTTCTTGTGGCCGGCCATCGAGAACCCTTGGCATGGCGGCGACCCGATGAGCCCCTCGATCGGGCCGAGGGCGTCGGCCAGGGCACGGATCTGGTCGTCGGTCACCGCGGCGATGTCGGTGTGCCACGTCCGGTGCCCGGCGGCGTACCGGGTGGCGGCGGCGTTGTCGTCCCACTCGAGGCCGAGGACGTCGGTGCGGCCCAGCTCGAGGAGGCCCTCATCCCATCCCCCCGGTCCTGCGAACAGGTCGATGATCACGGGGCCAGGATAGGGAGCTCATCCCATGTGCGCCCGTCCAGCTCGCGGCCGGCTTCCTTCTTCCCGACCCGGATCACGCCGAGAGGGGAGTACTCGTCGGCCTCGTCGCCGTCGATCGGTCTCCACTCGCCCCACTGCTTGAACAGGAACGGCACCGACCACTGGACGCAGGCGTCACGGATCCGGCGCGGCCAGTCGGGGTTCATCGGCCGCGCTGAGGTGCCCGACTCGCCGCCAGCGATGACCCACCCGATCCGGTTGCGCGACCACTCGTACTCCGACTCGGCGCGGGCCTCGTCGGAGATCCGGCGCAGCCAGGGGCCGAGGTCGACCGCCTCGAGGAGCGGCTCGCAGGACAAGAACCTCACCGGGGCGGGCACCTCGAGCAGCGCCGGGATCCGGGTGTCGGCGCACTCCTGGTTCTCGACGGTCGTCCCAACCCACGCGTTCGACGGCCACCCGAGCTCGGGCCGATGGTCGTCGCAGGTCATCCCGAGCGGAAGCGAGAACGACGCCCGGCAGGTCGGGCAGGCGTAGTTGATCCACCGGTCGGGGACCATCCCCAGCACGTTCTCGGGGCGCTTGGTGAGCAGCAGCCAGTCGAGGTTCGGGGTCTCGGCGATCAGCTCCCACAGCCGTTCCCGATGCTCGGCGAGCTCGGGCCGGTCTTCGAACACGTCGGCCATCGACGCGCAGAACACCCGCTGGCGCACCCCGGCCTTCGCCGCGGCCCGATCCCACCGCCGAGGGTCGTTCCAGTGCTTGTCGCCGAAGAACTTCCGGTCGGCGTTCTTCCCCCACTCGGTCCCGAACCGGTGCGCGAGCGTTTCGGCGTAGCAGTGCTGGCACGCCGGCGAGACCCGAGTGCAGCCCCACCACGGGTTGAAATGTGTGGTCAGCCCACTCAATTGCTGTGTTCTCTCCCACGGTTTCCCTCACCTCCATCTGCGGGGCTAGGCGCGAACCTTCCCCGCTCGTCGCGGCGTCGCTCGCGCGGCTGCCGTGCCCGTTCTCGGGCGTGATGACACTTCGTGCAGACAGCCTCTACGGCTTCGTGGTGCTCTGGCGCGTAGCCGAGGAAGTGGTCGTATTCGTGGCGTCGGTCGGACCCTCGGTGGTCGCAGTCGCAGCACGCCACCTCGTCAGGATTGGGCAGGACCCCGACGTTGACGAGGTGGTTGACGCGGCCTCGTGCCTGCAGCCGGTCGTCATCTCGGGCGGTGACATAGCGGCGGCCAGGAGCGGGCGGGTCGCGCCGTTCGTACCGGTCCTTGGCGCGCTGGCGTCGGCACGGCCGGCACAATGCCGCGAGGCCGTCGGATCGGTTGCGGTCGCTGCCGAAGGCCGAGCGTGGTTGCCAGCCGCATCCCCCGCACCACTTCTCGCCGAGCTCGAGGTGGGATGCGTACTCCTCGTGGGAACATCCGATCCGGGCGGCGGCGGTCTTCGTTGCGCCATCAGGTGATCCCATGCGGGGACCGTACCTCTGTTTGTCCACTCGATCGTTCCTTGAGGCAGTCGGGGCAGAGGTCGTCCAGCCCTGGCTTCGGTCGTCGCCATCCGGCCTCGAGGGCGAGGTCGCGGGCGGGGATGCAGCCAAGCGGCGATGACCGGCCGAAGCGTCGCCCGCACCCGTCGCACTGCGTTTCCCAGCGGCGCATGCCGCTCACCGCCCGACAGCTCACGGCATCTGCGTGGTCGGGTCCGTCGCCTTCAGCCGGGTCCGTTCCTGCTCGGCGGCTCGGCCGGCGTACTCGGCGACGTGGGCGAGGGCGGTGTCGTCGTCGTCGGCGTGGAGCATGAACTCCTGCCGCATGATGCGGCGACCGGCGACGGGGCGACCGTCGGGTGAGCGGGCCACGGTGGTGACGTTGACCTCGATGCGGTACCGGGTGGATTCATCAGCCATGCCGGGGACCGTAGCCTGCGAGGCTACGCGCATCCAGCATCGGGCCAGAACGACGAAAGGCCCCCGAGGCCCGAAGGCCCCGAGGGCGGTCCGTGATGGCGAGGCGGTCACGCCGACCGAGATGCGACGCCGGGGGCAACCCAGCTTTGCGAACCCGATCCGGTTGTTCCTCACGTCCGGTGCTCCGCTCGACGCCAGTTGATCAGGCTGGCGGCGTCGGGCCGCGTGAGTCCCCTGGTGGTTTGTCCGGCACCTCGGCCGGCGTCACCGCCTCGCAGGTTGTGCTCACTCCCCGGCCCCGTCGGCCGCGGTTCGTAGTCGGTCCCAGCCTTGCGGCGTGCCGACCCGGCCCTTGGTCCTGTCGGGCGTGGTAGTGAGCTGAGTGCCACCGGGGGGAGTTGAACCCCTGCCCGCCCCTCTCGGGGCGTCCCGGCCTCGGGGGCCGATCCGCTTCCGGCTGCCGTGCCGTGGCGTGAGTGAGTGGTTGCAGCCCATCATCCGCCGGGGCCGAGCGGTCGCGCTTGGCGACTTCATTCCCGGGTTCGGGCTTCGCTGCTCCGCCACTCGGCGGCGTGGTTCTCGTATCACCTTCTCTCGCTCGTTGGTCGGTTTCGATTCTGGCGGCGCTGCTCGGCTCGAGGCCTGCTGCTGCTCGTTGCGAAGTCTGCTCCGGGGTTTATCTGAGGAGTCGGAGCGGCCCCCTCCCGGTCGCGATGCCGGGCCCGTTTGTTGTCGTTTGCCAGAAGGGGGCGGGTCTCCCCCCGACCGCTTCGCCGTATCCGGCTCGTCGGTGCTAGTCCGTGGCGGCGCTGCCTTGCCCCCGAGGGGGCCGGCGCTGCTCGCCTTGCGATTGCCCAGGGTTCCTCGTGGCAGCGAGGCCGACCGAGGAGCTCCTCGATCGGGCCAGCGGTTATCTCAGTTTCCCCGGTCGCTTGGTCTGCGATCCGGCACCCTCTCGGGTGGCTGGTCCCTACCTCATGGCCGCCCGTTGTGGGCGGCGCGTCATTGAGTGGTTCAAGTGATCCGACCCCGTGGCCGCTGCTTCCAGCCGAGGCTGGGTATGCGGTTCGATCGTCGGGCTTGGCCGAGCTGGCTGCCACCAGCTCGACGCCTCCGTTTTACCCGCCGGTTACCCGGTTAGTGGGAGCCCCCGGTACTACTGACCGTTCCCGTGGGCTAGAGGTCCATCGCCGTCTGTTGCGCCTCGGCGAGTCGTTCGACTGGCCGAGGTTGTTGCGAGCTTGCCGGGGTTCGGTGGCTTGCGCCACCCGGTCCCGGCGACCGGTTCGGAGCGTCGTCGGCGTTGGCCTCTGCTCCTGTTCGGCAGCCTCGTTGTGAGTGTTCGCCCGAGGGGGTTTCCCTCAACCGGCGCAACGCTCCGGGGCTGCCTATGTCGGTTCCAGCTCACCGCGCTCCTCCCGCTATCCCGGCGCTGACGCTTCAAAGCTTTCATGCTTTCCGGGCTCGGGCGCTTCGGTGAGCTGTCCCGTAATCCTTCACCCCGAGGCTGCGTTGAGCCGTTCGGATCCCGCTCCGATTCGCCGAGGCTTACGCCTCGAGGTGGCTGATCGACGCTCAAGCGGGCCTCCCGCCGGTTGGCGGTGCTCGTTCTCGTTGGTTGCTCGGGTGCGCTGTGGGGGTGACTTGGCCTGCTGGCCTGACGCCACCCGCTCCGCTTTGCCTCACTCGCCCTGCCGGGCTCGTCCGTTAGTCGCTCCGGCGGGAGGCCCGCTTGAGCGTCGATCGTTGCTTTGTTCGCCGTGTCCGGCTGCGGTTGCTCCGCTGCCCGAGGCTTGCCCTCGTAGTCTCACCAGTTGGTCCGGTGCCGACCTTGCGCCGCTCGAGCCCTTATGGCTTCGGCCTCTCGGCCTGGCGACTCGCCCCGGGTCTTGTGGGGGCTTCCCGTCTTGCTTACGAGGACAACGTAACTTCCCCGCTGTAGCCGAGTCAACTACAAAGAGGGGTTCCGAGGGAACAACGCCCTGACCAGCATCTATGTAGCCGAAGAAGCTACAGCTCGGCGTGGGATCGCCGAGGATCAGGCGTCGCTGGCGTCCTCGGGATCGCCCTCGGGCCGGCCCGGCCACAGGTCGGCGTAGGGGTGAGCGTCGCCCACGATCAACGCCTCGCCCTCGCACACGCCCGTCAGCGTGAGATCGACGTGCTCCCACGTCCACCACCCGCCGCACCGGTCGCAGCCCGCACCAGCGCCGTCAGGGGCCTCTCGCAGGTCATGGCGCAAGGCGTCCAGCAGCGCCACGAACTCGGCGTGGCTGTCGACCCGCAGCCCCGGGTGGTCGCCGTTGTACGGCTGAGTGAACAGGACCGGCACCGTCTCGCCCATCGCCTCGAGCGCCTCGTAGTTGTCGACCGAGTCCTCGAGGAACACGTCGGTCTCGACCGCACCCTTGTCGTGGCTCACCGTCACCGAGTCGAACGGGACCCCGAGCTCGCCGAGCCAAGCGAACGTCGACCGCCTGGCCGTCGCCTCCACCGTCGGGACGTTGCGCGACGTGACGAGGTGCAGCTCGTCGCCCGCCGAGGTGATCGCCAGCATCGCTTCCACCGCGCCCTCGATCGCCGGCGACGGCCCGAAGATCACGCCCGCCTCGATCCCGGCGACGAACTCGGCCATCCACTCCTCGGTCGTGAGGCCCCAGTCCTCCCGGTGGAACGACCAGACCGTCGGCTCGCCGAGCTCGGCCCGGTCATGGCCTCGGGAGACAAGCCAGTCGCGGAACCGGTCCACGAACGGGTAGAGCACCCCGTCTACGTCCATCCCCACCCTGAGCTTGTGACGCAGCTCATCCCCACCCGCCATGCCAACCGAGCGTAGGCGCGCAACGACCCCGGGGTTCCGCGAAGGAACCACCGGGGCCGCCGCAACTGACCGCCAGGTCAGAGCTTGATACCGGGCTGCGGCGTGCCGTGGAAGGCCGTCATCTCGGTGGCTTCCTCGATCGCCGTCACGATGTCACCGAACGCTGACCGGAGCACCTCGCGGGGCCGGACCATCGCGTACCCGATCTGCAGCCGGCCCTCTCGGATCCGGTAGCGGAGCTGGCAGGTGACCCGGTACCGGTCGCTGCCCTCGTAGGGCGCGACCCCGATCACGAACTCCTTCGGGATCGTGATGTCGCCCTTCTGGCCGGCCTTCGCCACGGTGGTCTCGTCGTACATGAGCTTCCGCTCGCCCGACTGGAGGACGATCGCCTCCTTGAACGCGACCGCCGTGTTGGCTTCGAAGGTGCGTGCCAGCTCCACCATCGTCGCCGCCTCGGGTTCCACGATCTCGAGCTGGCCGAGCTCGAGGTGCTCGGCGAACTCCTGCTGGCCCATGAGACCCCCGTCCTTGGCGGTCCAGCGGTCCCACTCGGGAGTGTGGCGCAGAGCGAGCGTCGCCGTGTGGTCATGCCACCCGGCGGTCTCCCCCTCGGGGACGTGCCCGTTGAGGACACCGATGACCTTCGACGCCTCGATGTTGGCGAAGAGCGCCGACCCGGGGCCGGCGTGCTCGTTGACGTACCTGCTCAGCGAGTCGTGGGTGTAGAAGATCGCCGGGCCGGTCTTGCGTGGCGGGGCGGCGGCCAGGCCGAGGGTGTTGACCAGCTCGGTGCGGCCGTTCGCGACGACCATGAACACCTCGCCCGGTTCGACCTTGCGGGGGGCGACGGCCTTCTGTGCCTGCTCGATGATGGCCGCGGCGTCGCCTGCGGTGGCCTCGAGGATGTTCGTCGTCGGATCGCTCACGATCCCACCTCCCTGATCTCCCCGGTCTCGGGGTCGACTTCCTTGTCTGGCGGCGGCGTGCTCACGTCACGGAGCGGCAGCCGGGGTTGCATCGGGTTGTCGCGGGAGAGGTTGCAGTCCTCGTCCACGAAGTAGAGCGACGGGTCGCGGTCGGCCTCGGGGAGCGTGACGGCGATCTTGTCCTTCACGATCACCATCTGCCCTTCGGGCTTCACCGAGATCGTGAGCGTCATCTTCCCGCTCTTGCCGGTGTCGGTCACCGCCTCGAGCAACGCGTTGAGCGCGTCGCCGAGCTCGAGGTGCGTCAGCCCGTTGCGCTGATCGGCCAGGAAGTCGGCGAATGGCCGAACCTGGCGGTCGGATTCTGGCATGGTGGGTCCTCCTCTTTCTGTGGTTGTGGTGAGGTCAGGCCGGGTGGTGGACGAACTGGTCGATCATCGCCGCGTAGGCGCGCCACTCGGCGAGGTGCATGCGGGCGTCGTCCAGGCCCCGGTGGTTCTTGAGGTCGCCGTCGCCCGACTCGGGGACGAGGTCGCCTCGCCCGGCGAGCCACAGGCCGCGGCGGATGACGCCCACGTCGAGGTGCGGGTACTGGAGCCACGCCTCGAGGGTGGGCATCTGACGGTGAACGAACCGGCGATCGAAGTGCGAGACGCCCGAGCCGGCCAGCAGCACCCGGTGAGGCTTCGCCCCGTTCGGCACGAGGACCGATTCGATGAGCATCGCCTCTACCTCGACCAGCGAGAGCGGCGACCGCTCGACCGCCTCGAGCAGACCGTTCCCGGTGTGCATTTCGAGCACGAAGTCGTTCATCAGGTGAGCGACCGTCGCCGGGTAGTGGACGACCCCGCTGAACTCGGAGAGCGTTTCGAACGGCGGGTCGACCCCGGTGAGGATCGATCCGACTTCAAGGATCTTGTCCTCGGCCTCGTCGGTGCCGGTGGTCTCCAGGTCAAACCAGAGGAGGTGCTTCGCTTCAGGCATTCGCCGTCTCCTTTATCGGTGCCGGTGGACCGTAGCACCGCACCCGGAGTAGTTGCGGGTCCGTAGCCTTCGGAGCTACAGTCGTCGGGACCGCCAAACCAGGAGGAGCCGACATGGCTGCGACACCCGGAAATGACAACTACTCGGCAGGGTTGGTACTCGCCGAGCTCGCCGACCATTGGGCGATCGGTGAGTGGATCACCGACGGAGCCCTCACGGTGATGCCGAGCGCCCAGCCGCGGTACGCCGCGCTGAGCACGGGCGAGAAGAACATCGTGGACATCGCTTGGGCGATGCAGCAGGGCCGGTGGGACTTCCCGGTGGTGAAGGTGCTGGAGCTGGACTCGGGCTGGCGCGAGATCGTGATGGCAGCGATCTCGGCGCGGGTCCTCGCGTAACCTCGCGGCATGGGCACCAACGCCTTCAACGGTCAGGGGGATCCGTTCGGGTCCGGCTCGGTCGTGATCCCCGACGTTCCGACGCCGCTCGTCGCGTACCGCCAGTGGCAGGTCCAGTGGGGCCAGATCCCGGTTGAGGCTTCCGGGGCGTTCCCGTTCCCGGTTGGTGGCGACTCGCGGCTCCAGTCGACGTACAACCACGGGGTGTGGGAGCCGGGTCGCGAGGCGCGGGCGGGGTGCCCGTGGTCGGACGGCGACCATCACCCCCAAGTGGTCGAGAATGGGATGATCCGGTTCCCGTTCGGGGTCCCGGCCCGGTACACCTATCCCGACCGCGACGTGTGCCGGGCGTGCCCGTCGCCGACGGCCGCGGGTCATGAGGGGTACGGCTGCGGGATCTACGGGTTCAAGCTGCCCGGCAAGCTTGCCGCCGAGTCGCCGCTGATCTCGAGGGCGTGGGGCCGGATCGAGATGTGGGGCACCGTCTACGACCACGACTACGGCTACCGCGGGTCCCACGCCCGGGTGACCGGCATCGGCCTCCCCTTGGCCTTCGCCGATCGGAACGGGTGGGAGCTGGCGATGGTCGGGAGCCGCTCGAGTCAGCGCCACATGCTCGACTACCTCGCCGCCCTCTCGTTCCTGGCGCAGATCTACCGTGTGCCGCTTCTCAGGCCCCGCTCGGCGGTATCCGTCGAGGAGGTCTACCGGATGGCCTTAGCGGGCCGTGAGACGCCTGTCGTGGTCGATGAGGAGGTCGATCCGATCCATTACGCCCGCGAGCTGATGGCGAACGGCTACGAACCGGATCTCGGTGCCCGAGCTCGGAAGCACCGCGAGGTCATGGAGCTGACCGCGGTCCAGTCGATGAGCGGCGAAGCGAACATGCGCCGGCTGATCGAGATGCTCCACCTCGACCCCGCCGACTTCGGCCTCGAGGACGACGATGGCGAGTGACCCGTCGTCGCCGATGTGGCCGCTCGACTTCGGCGAGGGGTTCCGGGTTCCTGATGTGCCCGAGCCGATCGTCGGCTACCGGTGGTGGGTGCGAGCTGGCGGCCAGGGCCACCCGCTGCTCCTCTCGCCGCGCACCCGCCTGCCTTGGCGTCCCGGCGAACCGACGCGAGCGTTCTGCGTTCCGGGTTCGCACAACGGTGGCCGCGACGCTGCGTGCTCGAGGTGCCCGTGCCCTGGCGACGCGGCGAACCACGACGGGTACGGGTGCGGCCTCTACGCCTACCGGTCGCTGAAGGCGTTGCTCCACGAGATCGAGTTCCCGACCCACAAGCTCGGCGTGTTCAATTCGGGCTGGCAGGTGGTGGTCGGTCAGGTCGAGCTGTGGGGCGACGTGTACGAGCATGTCAAGGGGTACCGGGCGCAGTTCGCGAGGCCGTCGAAGCTGTTCGTCTATCCGCCGCCGGGGGATCATCAGTCGATCGATCCCGCGCTGATCGCCGAGCTCGCCGACGGGATTGACATGGCCCCGTCGGCGCTCGAGCTGGTGACGATCGCGGCCGAGGTGAGGCGTGTGGCACCGGCTGATCTTGAGGCGTTGGGCGAGGTGTACGAGATCCCGGTGGAGCCGTTCCCGATGTCGGCGGCCGAGGTGAACCGCGAGGTAGCGCAGTTCATGGCGTCGGTGTTCGCCGAGGTGAGGCGCTCCGCTGCGAGTCAGGTGCGAGCGTCGATGCCGGGCCGGCTCTCCGTGGTCGGCCACGTCGTCGGCCTGGTCGCCGCGTTGCTGTTCCTCGGATCGGACCTGGCGTCGGCCAGTTGGTTCGGGGTGGTGCTGTGGACGGCGATGGCCGGGATCTACCTGCACTGGCTCGTGAAGTACGGCGTGCGTCGGCGAGTGATCGGCGCGCTCGAGATGGAGGAGGACGAAGATGGGTGAGATCGGGAAGCCGATTCGGGAGGAACCGCTGGTGGTGCCAGCCCCGGCGACGGAGCCGGCGAGGCGCGAGCCGTCACCCGCGACGCCTTCGACGCCAGTCCCTGAGCGGGAACCGGTCTCGACGTGAGCTGGGAACTGCTGGCCGGCGTCGGGGCTGTGGTGGCGCTCGGTTGTGGTGGTGGTCCGGTTCATCTGGCGGAATTGGCGCTGAGCTCGGGGGCGTTTCCGCTGGTCAGCGAGTTGTTCCCCGAGAACCCCCGTTTGTAGTTGATTCGGCTACAGCGGTATGCCATGCTGGTCCTCGTCGGGAAGCCCCCACATACCCGGCAAGCAAGTAGGGGCGAGTCGCAACAGCGGCGGGCAGCACCAGCCACCGGTGAGACCACCCGAGAGGGGGCAGGGGAGCCAACCCCGGCAGTAGCGAACAAGGCAGACCGAGGGGGAAGCCCTCGGAGCGCCGATCGCCTGGCGCTCGTACCAAGTGAGGCGAACCGATCGAGAGCACCTTGATCGGGCTTGGCACCTCGGAGGTACCGCCCCGAAGTAACGCCAACGACTCCAGCCCTGACGGCTAACGACCACGACTCACCCCTCGAGGTGAGCGACCCCTGAACGAAGGCTGGACGAGGTCGAAAAGGCAAAGCGAGTGAACGAGGAGAACGAGCCGAAGAACCCCGGATGAGAACCACGGAGCTGCAGCGAAGTGGGGAGAGCATGGGGGTCGGAGGCTCGGGCCAAGCCCGATCAAGGTGCTCACGATCGGGAAGCTCGACCGGCCGCCTCGGTGGGCCGAGCGTCACAGACACGGGGTTCGAACCCCCGGCTAGGCACGAGCAAGTGCCAACCTCCTTCGGCCCTGCCGCTCGGAGCGCCTCCCCGGCATGGGGTAGCGGAGACGGAACCAGATGCGACGCTCGCTCCACCGAGGCGGCTGGTCGAGAGCAGAGTCGGTGGCCCTCATGGGGTCATCGGGTCAGCGAGCTCAGGACTCGCCCGCAGTAATGCCCTCGGGAACACCGGGGGCCGTGGCCGAGCTGGAACCTCCTCCCCCTGCCGGTAACGCGGGCAGGGGCATGGGACATGCCAGCGACGCTGCGAGGGCGGAGGAAATGGGAGCATGCCAAACCGGCCCGAGAGGGTGGGCAACACGCAAGCGGTGGCGAAGCCCTTCTAGAGCTGAGAGGTCGGCGTCGAGCGATCGGCGCAGCAGCGTAAACCCGGCGACGAGCCGGGGTGGTCGGCCTAGCATCGCAACCCCGGTGAACCCATGAAGGTCACCGACTCGAGCTGCTACGCCAGCGTCGGACCCGACTCGGGGGCGGCGACTTCAGCGAACCGATCCAAGACCAAGTAGGCCGGCGACTCCCCTCCGGGGCGAGCGCCGACGAACGTGCGGACACCGGTCGACTCGGAGCGCCACCGCGAGGGAGACCGGTGAAGGGGTGGCTGGCTGAGGAACCTCCCCCAAGAGGGCCCCGGCGTGCGCGGTTGAGACAACCCAAGCGTCGGGAAGCGGTACCAAGGAACACGGCTAAGTAGTCCAGCCGGTGAGGGGGCCGGGAGCGAGTGATCGCCCGGGTGTGATGAGCATGGGAGACGGCCAGCGAGCAGGCCCGATGGATACGTCTGGCCGCGCTCAACACCTCCCACCGAAGCTCCTCGGGGCCGGCGTTGGCGTAGCAGCTCGAGGGGCCCTCGGCTTCGGCCGGGGGCTTCTTCTCGTTCCGGGGTTCCTGTTCCGTGGCCCTCGGCTGGAATAGGCTGGCCCGCATGGATCGCCAGATCATCACCGACACCTCCCGCGTTTCGCCCGGATCGGTGCCCGAGCAGCGGCTGCTGGCGAAGCTCATGGCCGACGGGTACGCCCACATCCGAACCGGGTCCTGCGACTCGCCGGTCGATCTCACCGAGGTCCGACCCGTGCTTGAGAAGGCCTTCGGGGCCGCCGCGGTCGAAGCCGAGGGGTGCGGCGGCGGAACGTCGCTCCTCCTCGAGGACGGCGGCGGGGTGTTGTGGGTCGAATACTCGCCGCGGTGGCACGAGTGGCATTGGGCCGTCGCGTCGAACCTGGCGTCGAACACCGAGCGGTGGGCCGCCGCGATGACCGGGATGCTCCCCCCGTTCGAAGCGGTCAGCGACGACGGTCGGCTCTACACGAACTTTTGGGCGAAGCACCCGATGGCCGGCGGGTACTCGTATCTGCGGCCGATCGAGGTCCAGGGCTGGTCGGAGATCGCCGGGAACTACCCCGAGTCGGTCCGGGCCGAGCTCGGGAAGCTCGTCACGATGCGCGACCCGGGGGCTGGCGGCAAGCTGGTGCTCCTTCATGGGCCGCCGGGTACCGGCAAGACCCGGTCGATCATGGCGCTCCTGGCCGCGTGGCGCGAGTGGTGCGAGCCGCACGTCATCACCGACCCCGACTCGTTCTTCAACCACCTCGACTACATGAACGACGTGATCCTCGGCGGCGGCTTCGATGACGGCCGGTGGCGGGTGCTCATCGTGGAGGACGGCGACGAGTTCATGGACGTCGACGCCAAGAGTCGAACCGGGCAGGCGCTCAGCCGGCTGCTCAACCTCGGCGACGGGATCGTCGGCCAAGGGCTGAACGTGCTGACCATCATCACGACGAACGTCGAGATGGGTTCGCTGAATCCGGCGGTGGCGAGGACGGGGCGTTGCATGACGAACCTCCACTACCCTGCCTTCGACCAGGCCGAGGCCGAGTCGTGGCTGGCTTCCCGCCAGCTCGAGGGTGTCGAGGTTCCCGAGGACGGGATGACGCTGGCCGATCTGTACGGGGCGAAGCGTCGCTCCGACCATCTGGCCGACGTGCTCGGCCGATTCGACTGAGGAGAACCGACATGGCCGAGGTCACGCTCACGCTGCCGGTGACGAACACGTCACCCGCGGGGGTCCCGCTGGACCGCATCAACGCTGCGATCGCCGCCGGCGAGTTCGAGCTGGTGCGAGCGCACCGCTTCTACTCGCTGACGCCGTGGGACGACGTGAAGACGTTCATCTCCAGGGTCGCGACGGTGAAGTACGAGGCCAGCATCGGCTACGAGACGACGCTCCTCGCCGAGACCGAGGACTCGGTGATCGCCCTGTCGTGCGAGTGGGGCGACGAGTGGACGCTGATCTGCGCGGTCCGCGCCGACGCTCGAGCGCAGAAGTGGATCGCGTCGATGGCGTCGATGCTCCCCGAGCCGCCTCCCCCGCCGCCGCCGCCACCGCGTCCCGACAACATGGTGCCGGTCATGTTCTGGATGCAGAACCCGATGACCGGTGGCGCGTACGCTCGCCGCCGCGACATCGAGGTCCAGAAGTTCGAGGACGTCGCCGAGAACTACCCGGCCTCGACCCGCGCCGAGCTCGCCGAGCTCATGGCGCTCGAGGAGCCGGGGGCCGGCGGGAAGCTCGTGCTGTTCCACGGCCCTCCGGGGACCGGGAAGACGCGGGCGATCCTGTCGCTGATCTCGGAGTGGCGTGACTGGTGCGCCGCTTCGGTGGTGACCGACGCCGACCGGTTCTTCGGCGACCCGACGTACCTCAACGACCTGCTCTTCGACTCGGCTGGCCGCAAGGACTGGCTGCTGCTGGTCATCGAGGACGGCGACGAGTTCATGAACGTCGGGTCCCGAGAGTCGAAGGGCCAGGACGTCGCCCGGCTGCTGAACGTGGCCGACGGCATCATCGGCCAGGGCCTCAACGTCCTGACGTTGATCACCACGAACGTGGCGATGGACGAGCTGAACCCGGCGGTCGTGAGGACCGGCCGGTGCATGTCGAATCTGCAGTTCCCGGGGTTCGGCGAGGGCGAGGCCGCGGAGTGGCTCGAGGCCCACGGGGTCGACTACTCGGACGAGGATCTCGGCGGTTCGACCTTGGCCGAGCTGTACGAGCTGGTGCGCCGGACCGAGCGGGCGCAGAAGGCTCTGGCCCGTTTCGCCGACTAGCCGGCGTCCTTGCTGCCTGTAGCTTCGCAGGCTACGATCCACCGGTACCCGACAACCGGAGGAACATGATGAGCGGACAACTGCCCGACGCCGACGAGGCGCGCCGACAGGTGCTGAATGAGGTCGCCCTCGAGGACGGCACGGTGCTGGTGAAGGGCGACGAGATCCATGCCCAAGGCGAGCCGGGTGCGACGTTCAAGTTCATCCACCTCGCGATCTCGCCTGATGGGTCGAGCCGGTGGGTGTCCTGCTACGGCGGCACGAAGGGCCGGGGGATGCATCGGGCGTTGCGACCCGAGAAGATCCGGGTCAAGAAGGGCACGAAGGCGGTCAAGATCGGCGACCCGACCGGCGAGGCTGCCGAGGAGTTCGTCGCTGAGGCCCCGCCCGAGGAGGAGGCTCCGGTCACCGAGACCGTCGAAGCCCCGCCCGAGGTCGCGCCGGAAGCTCCACCCGAGGCCCCGCCAGCGGAACCGGCCGACGAACCGGAGGTCGAGGAGCTGAAGGGCGAGGACTTCGAGGAGGCGGTGAAGCCGAAGCGTCGACCCGACAAGGCCGCCAAGGAAGGCGCGCTCGCCGAGGCGATCGCCGCTGGCCGGATCAAGGCGGGCACCGAGCTGCACCACGGCGAGTACCGCGGGGTCGTCACAGCGTCGGGGCACGTCGAGGTGGCCGGTGAGACCTACAACTCGCCGAGCACCGCAGCGAAGAACGCCGCGGGTCGCCAGTCGGCGAACGGGTGGGACTGGTGGAAACTCCCGAGCGGCGAGAAGCTCCAGACGGTCAGATGAGCGCATGGACATCGAACTGCTCGACCGTTACCAGCGCGCCACCGGCTTCATGGGGGTCGGCGATCCGTTCAACGCGGGCTTCGATCAGGTAGACCGGCTCCTCGATTCGGGGCGCGGTCGCCGCGAAGCGTGCATCGAGTTCTCGTGGTCGGTCCCGACCCTCGAGGCGGTCATGGCGCTCGTCGCCTGCGGGCCGATCATCGACCCGATGGCGGGCACCGGCTATTGGGCGATGCTGGTCGACCAGGCCGGCGGCGATGTGATCGCTTCGGATGTGATCCTCCCCGGCGACGACCCCGAGGAAGCGGCCGAGATCACCAGCTCCTTGTGCGGCTACGGGAACCCGTGGCACGCCGAGGGCGGCCGCCAGTGGTTCCCCATCGGTCGTCAGGATGCCCGTCAGGCGGCCTCAGATCACCCTGAGCGCACGCTCGTCCTCTCCTGGCCCCCATACGGCGACGAGATCGGCGCGGCCGTCGAGGAGGCGTTCTGGACGGCCGGCGGGAAGCGGATGGTCTACATCGGCGAACCCGGCGAGGGTTGCACCGGTGATGAGGTGTTGCACGCCCGGCTCGGCTGGTCGCCGCTCTGTCGGGTCCACGAGTTCGACTTCGACCCCGATGAGTACGAGTGCGTCTGCGAGCTCGCCGGCGCTCAGCGGTGGCTCCAGGTGTCGGAGGTGTCGCTCCCGCAATGGTTCGGGATGCACGACGCCCTGTTCATCTTCGACCGGAAGGACCCCGCATGATCTTGGCGATCGTCGGCACCCGCACGTTCGTCGCGCCCGACGGCGAGGCGCGCGCCCGTGAGATCATCCGCGCCGAGCTCGCCGAGCGGAAGCCCGAGCTGGTGATCTCGGGCGGCGCGTCCGGCGTCGATTCGTGGGCGGCCGAGGAGGCGCTGCTCCTCGAGCTGGCGGTGGAGGAGATCACCCCGTTGCACGCCCGGTGGGAACCGAACGGGTACAAGGCCCGGAACATGCTCATCGCCGAGCGGTGCGACGAGCTGATCTCGATCCGTTGCGGCCAGGCGACGAGCTACGGGTCCGGGTGGACCGCCGATCGGGCGGCCGAGCTCGGGAGGCCGGTGACCCGCTACACGCTGGATCCTGTCACAGCGGTGTAGTAGGGTCAGCTACATGATGAACCCGGGGAACCGCCCCGGTCTGAGCAAGGAGGAGCCACATGGCTCACAAGCTGGAGCAGGTCAGCCACCCGAAGGCGCAGGCGAACCGAGTCGCGAAGGCGATTCGGATCGTGGCCTTCCTCGAGACGAGCGACTTCCTGTCGACGGTGTGCCCCGAGAGCGTCGCCGCGCTCGGCCCCGCGGCGTGGGAAGCCTTCGCCGCCGAGTTCGATGAGACGGTCCCGAGCGTCGAGACGATCGCCGTGGTGATCGGGGTCGTCGCCGGTCGCGCCATCGGGGACGTCGAGTTCACCGTCGAGGACGGCGAGGTCGCCGAGGTCGCCACTCTGGCGGCGGTGAGCTGAGCGATGCGAACGCCGAGGCCAGCCGAGTTCGCCGCGGCCTTCGCGCTGTTGACCGATGACCGGCTCCCGGCGGCGGTGGAGGAAGCTCGCCGCCGTCGGGGTTTGTCGACCCGGGCCGCAGCCGCCGAGATCGGGACGCATCACAACACCATCGTCCGGTTGGAGCGCGGCCAGATCGCCACGTCGCAGATGCTGCTGAAGACGATCGCCAAGATCGTCGTGTGGCTCGAGGAGGGGTCGTGAGTCGCCTCGCTGACCGGCTCGGCGGCGGGATCCGCGTGGGATTCGAGTCCCGCGAGGAGCAGGAGAGGGCCATCGCCGAGTCGACGGCCCGAGCTTCGCAAGCGATCCATCGTGACTCCCCGGTGTACGAAATCTCGAACGTGCTGCGGCTATACCGTGAGCAGCGCGACCAGTACCCGAACCTCGACTCGTTCCCGATGGTCGCCCCACCCCACGACAACTACCTGATGGAAGCCCGGTGGCCGCAGGGGTCGCTCGACGGCGAGCGGTTCACCGAGCCGAAGCAGGTCGGGCTGCTCTTCGCCCGCATGCCCGATTCGGAGGGGTGGGATGGTGGGCCGAGCTGCGCGCTGGCGGTCCTCGCCGTCGGGTTCTGGCGCGGGAAGCCGGACCATCTCGGGTCGTGGAGGCTCATCATTGACGAGGTGGGCGGCCTGGCGGTCGCCGATCCGACGCCGGCGCAAGGCCTTCGTCGCTGGCATTCGAGGCGGGTCGCCGGGCAGGTCGATACGGTCGCGAGGCACCGTGATCTCCTGCGGGATCTGGAAGGCCGGATCGAGTCGGGCGATGAGGATGAGCGGGCCAAGGCGCTCCGCGACGCCGAGGCGGCGCTCGAGGACGCCGCCGGCGAGCTTGAGGCGACGGAAGCCGAGCTGGCCGAGATCGAGGCCGAGCTCGACAAGGTGATCATGGGGATGATGGAGCGCGAGATCCTGTACCCGGCGCTCCTCACGCACTCGCTCCTCAACTGCCGGAACGTCGAGGTCGAAACGAACGCCCCGCCGGCGAAGCTGTCGAAGCGGCACCAGCGGAAGCGGGGCGCGCCGATGGTGAAGTTCAAGACGCTGAAGGTGAACCCGATGGGCGGCGGGCGGCGGTCCTCGAGCGGTGGTGGCGGGACCGTCGATCTTGGCGGCGGCCAGACGGCGCTCCACATTGTCCGCGGCCACTTCAAGACCTACACGGCTGACCGGCCGCTCCTCGGTCGTCACGTCGGCACCTACTGGTGGCAGGCGAACGTGCGAGGCTCGATCGACAACGGGGTCGTCGTGAAGGACTACGAGGTCGAGGTGTGAAGGTCGACCTGCTAGACGATCTGGACTCGAACGGGTGGCACACCTCGGCTCACCCTCGGCCGATCTCGCTGAAGCGGTCGCTGCCGTTCTACACGCGGGGACCGAGCTACTACGTCCACCGGGTCCGCTCGGGGCTGCTCCACCACGACGGGCGGATCTCCGTCACGTTCTGGTGCGGCCCGATCGGACACGGCAAGGGCGGCGCTCGGCTGGCCGCCGAACCTCCCGAGGGGTGCCAGGTCTGCTCGACGTGCGAGGGGCGTGCTGTCGGCTCGGGCCAGCTCGGCTCGAGGGTTCTCGCCGGCGGTCGTGAGGTGATCTTCTCGCCGGCCCCTGGCCGCAAGATCGAGTGCGTGTGGGAGCGCGGGTCGCGCGGGTATGCGTGGATCGACTATCACCAGTGCCGGACCCGGGCGCGGTTCGTCGCTTCGAAGGACGGGGGGGAAGACCGGCCGACCTGCCTCTACCACACCCGGTCGATGAAGGCGATCAACGCCGGGTGGGTGTTCGCACCGATGCCGGCCCCATTCGAAAGCGGAGCGTGATGGCGAAGGACTACGCGGTGTGGCGGATGGACTCGGTCCTCGAGCCGTGGCCGATCGCCGACGGCGCAGCGCAGGCGGTCGTCACATCGCCGCCGTACTGGTCGAGGCGCAGCTACGGCGATGACGACGCCGAGCTCGGCCAGGGCGACGACCTCGACGCGTACGTCGACTCGCTCGTCTCGTGTTTCCGTGAGGCGCACCGGGTCCTCGCCGGCGACGGGCTGCTGTGGGTCAACCTCGGCGACTCCTCAGCGAAGTCGGGCGGCGCGGGCGGCGACTACAACAAGGGCGGCCGCAAGGAGGGGCAGCGGAAGTACCGGCAGGGCCGCTCGGGGTTGCCCGGCCCGCAGTACGCGCTCGTCCCGTTCCGGTTCGCGCTGGCGATGCAGGCCGACGGGTGGCTCGTCCGCAAGTCGATCGTGTGGGACAAGTCGCCGACGGTGAGGCCCGAGGACCCGAACCATGTGCGCCGACCGCTCGAGGCGCACGAGCACATCTTCATGCTGGCCCCGGGGCGCAACCGGTTCGACCGGGCCGGCCTTGAGCTGGCGGGCGAGCTCGGCGACGTCTGGCACTTCCAGCCCGAGACGAGGGCGCGCCAGGACTCGAAGGGGAACCGTCACCCGGCCCCGTACCCTCCCGAGCTTCCGTTGCGGTGCCTGCGAGCGTCGGGGGTGAAGCCCGGCGAGTTGGTGGTCGACCCGTTCCACGGCTCGGGTTCGTCGGGCGACGCGGCCCGCGAGCTCGGCTGCGGCTATGTCGGAATGGACCTGTACGTCGGGCGTCAGCGCCGACGTTCTCGGGGGAGTTCTAGAACAACCCGCTGACCAGCGGTTATGCGAGGCCCTTTCCGCCCGCTGTAGTCGCTTCGGCTACACGGGCATGGTACGTTGGTGTCCATGAGGAAGCCCACCACCACAGGAGAAGGCACCATGACCATCACCGCTTACGAAGAGACCGCATCGAACAGCGACGCCGCCAAGGACGCCGAGCGCACCGCCCGCGACATGGTCTACGCACTGGCGACCGACGGGGGCAACGACCCCTACGCCACCTGCGCCGACGAGGGCGACATCGCCGAGTCGATCGCCGACGAGCTGGCGGTCACGCACGGCCTCAGCGTCGAGCTGGCCTTCGAGATCGCCGAGCAGGTCGCCGGTGAGACCATCGACACGATCCGCTGCGGCTGAGCAGCGACACTGGAACGAGGAGGAACCCCGATGGCGAAGAACCGCAAGACGAGCACCCACCGCCGAGACCTCTCCGGTCTCCGTGGTCGCGAGCGCGCCGAGCACTTCGCCAACGGCGGCACCGTCGCCCAATGGCGCGGCGCAGCTCGCACCTACGACAACAAGACCAAGGCCCGCGCTTCGAAGGAAGCGTGCCGCGGCCGGGTCACCAACTGAAGGAGAGGCCGATGGCCTACGCCAAGAAGTCACGCGACGACCAGAAGGCCGAGGCAGCGGAGGCGCTCGAGCGTCTGCACGGGCAGGTCGCCGAGATCAACGGCTCCGAGGAGTGGCTCGACTACCTCGCCACGATGAGCAAGTTCCGGTCGTACTCGCCGCTCAACACGATGCTGATGTGGATGCAGTGGGAGGGCCGACGGCGTGAGAACCCCGAGCTGCCCGAGCTGAGCCAGCCCGCCGCCTTCTCGAAATGGAAGGGCATGGGCCGCTGGATCCGCAAGGGCGAGAAGGGCCTCGGGGTGCTGGTCCCGATCCGGGTGACTGACCGCGACGCCGAACCGGGCGACGATGGCCGCCAGCCGAAGAAGCTGGTCGGCTTCCGGCTGGTGTTCAAGACCTTCGATGTGGCGCAGACCGACGGCGAGCCGCTCCCCGAGAACCCGATCCGAGAGGAGATGGTCGAGGGTGAGGGCGACGAGGCGGTGTGGGCGGCGCTGGTCGACCAAGCCGAAGCGCTCGGCTACCGGGTCGAGATCGCCGACGAGGTGCTCCCCGCTCACGGCGACTGCAACTTCCTCCTGAAGCGGCTCCGGGTCGCCGAGTCGCTCCCGGCCGCTCAGCAGGTCAAGACGCTGGTGCATGAGCTGGCCCACGCCACGCTCCACAGCCCCGACGAGTACCTGCTGGCCCACAGCACCCCGTACCACGTCGCTGAGGTCGAGGCCGAGTCGGTCGCCTTCACGGTGATGGCGCTCCTCGGGCGGGACACCTCGAGCTACAGCGTCGGGTACGTCGCGAGCTGGTCGAAGGGTGACGGTGAACTGATCGCCAAGACCGCCGAGAAGGTGATCGGCACCGCGCAGCGAATCGCCGAGGCCGTCGAGGCGTCGGTCGAGGTACAACAGGAGGCCGCTTCGGCGGCATGACGAAGGAGGGGCCGATGGGCTTCGAAGAGGACAAGCGCCAGTGGGAGGGCATATACGCCCTCTTGAATCAGGGCCGGTTGTGGGTCGACCGCGACGCCAACCGGGTGGAGATCGCCGAGATGCCAGCGACCTACCGGGCGAACGTGGTCCGGTGGCTGCGATCGCGGGCTGTCGGCCTCGAGTGGAAGTACGGGTTCGGCGAGGCGATCTCGATGGGCCGGTACGAGGACGCCTTCGGGCTCCCCGACGACTTCGACATCCCGATGCACGACGACGAGTGGCCGCTCCACATCGACCTGCGGACCGCCGCGGGGAAGCGGGAGTGGCGTGAGCTGTGCCTCGGCTGGATTGAGGGGACCCGGCTGGTGAGGTCGCTGCGGGTGGGCGCGGAGGTCACGATCGGCTGACCGCTCCCCGGTTGCCCTCGGGGTTCCGGTGTACGCTCGACCGTCAGATGGGCTACACCGATCCCGAGGGCTGACATGCCGCGATCCGAACGGCTGCGACGCCGACCCCGAACCTCGATGAGCGCCAGGGGCGGCCGCACCTTCCAGATGATGCACCCCGACCGCTCGGCGAGCGCGCACTCATCGGCGGTGGTCCGGCTGAAGGACTGGAAGGTCCCCGATACCGGGATCGGTGAGGCGTGGCAGCGGGAGGCTTACGGGTACGCCGACGTGATCGGCGAGCTCGGCTATGTGGTGAACCTCACCGCCAACACGGTCGGCGAGGGGAACGTGATCCCGTCGGAGTGGGATGAGGAAGCTCGGGCGTACAAGCCGACCGAGGACGAACGGGTCCGTCGGGTGTGGCGGGCGTTCGTGGGGCCTCGGGGCGGCCAGGCCGAGCTGCTCCGCAAGGCCGCGATCCACATGCAGACCGCCGGCGAGAGCTACCTCGTCGGCACCCCGTTGAAGACCGACCGGAGCCAGTACGGCGGCCTCGAGTGGGAGTTCCTGTCGACCGAGGAGATCCGAGTCGAGGGCCTGACCGGCAAGCGGACGATCAAGCGGAACCGGGCGGGACGCGGCACCGACGGCGGGTACGTCACCGTCGAGGCGTTCGTGACCCGCATGTGGAACAGCGACGCCCGGTACAGCGACCGGGCCTACTCGATGGTGAAGCGCAACCTGCCGATCTGCCGGGAGATCGTGGTTCTGACGCAGGTGGTCGACGCCATCGCGAAGTCTCGGCTGGCGGCCGGGATCCTGTTCGTCCCCGACGAGATGAGCTTCGGCCCCGAGGACGAGAAGGAAAACCCGGGCGACGACACCGATGACATCGATGAGTTCACGCAGGAGCTGCTCGAGCATCTGCAGGCTCCCGTCGATGACCGGACGTCCGCGGCGTCGCTGGTCCCGCTGATCCTCCGGGGCGCGGCCGAGCTCGGCAAGGAGGTGCGGCTGATCGAGGTCGCCCGCGATCTGGACCGGCTCTACCAGGACCTTCGCCAGGAGGCGATCGGTCGGCTTGGTGGCGGGCTCGACATCCCGCCCGAGGTCATGGCCGGCAAGTCGGGGCTGAATCACTGGACCGGGTACAACATCGACGCCGAGTACGTCACGAAGCACGTCGTGCCGCTCGCCGGCGGGATCCTCGACTTCATCACCGAGGCGTACATGCGCCCGATGTTGAAGACGTTCGAGGACATGACCGCCGCCGAGGCTGGCCGGTTCTCGCTCCGCTATGACCCGTCGCCGATTATGAAGCGGGCCGATTCGGGGCCGTCCGCTCGGGCCGCGTACGACCGGATCGGTGTGTTGTCGGGTGAGGCGTACCGCCGCGAGAACGGGTTCGATGAGGCCGACAAGCCTGATGACGAGGAGACCCGCCGGCGGTTGCTCGAGGAGATCCTGCTGCGCCGGCCGCTCGAGATGGCCCCGATCATCCTGCCGCTCCTGTACCCCGACGAGGATCTGTCGGGCTTCCCCGAGGTGATCGTCCCGGTGAACGAGGTCGGCCAGGGCAGCCCCGCGCTGACCCCGGGCGGCGGCGACGCTCCGGTTGGCGATCTCGAGGACGGCCAGGACGAACCGGTCCCGATCGAGGCCGACGCCAGCGTGGGAACCGACATGCCTGCCGCCGAGCGCGAGCTGATCGACCGGCTCGCCACCGCCGCGGACGCTGCGCTGGAGCGGGCGCTCGAGAAGGCAGCGAACCGGATCCTGTCGAAGCTGAACGGGCGCGACAACGAGCCGCTCCGTGACCAGCTCAAGTCCCTCGATCGGCACGAGGTGTTCGGGTCGACGCCTTCGTCGGTGCTGACCGGCATCAGCGAAACGCCGGCCGGGCTGATGATCGGCGCGTGGGACACGTTCGCCGACAAGTCGAAGGGCTGGATCCGGGCGTACATGATCGAGGCGGGGGTGGAGACGTACCTCGCAGACGACCAGGCCGACCTGATCACCCGTGAGCTGGTCGAGATGCTCGAGGTCCACGCGATGTCGGCGACTCGCCGCCCGTTGCGGGTGGGCGAGAACGGGCTGCGGGTTCCGAATGAGCTGGTCGAGCGGGCGATGGAAGCCTCTCGGTCTGTGCAGCTCGCGGGGGTCTGATGTCGGCGTCGCAGGCGCAGCGCGACGAGTGGATTGCGCTGGTGACCGTGGCAGCGCTCGACGCTGTGGCGATCACCCGGACCCGGATGGCGGGGGCGTTGAATGGCGCTTCGCAGCCGTATCGGGTCGACGCGTTGTACGACCCGTCGTGGTGGCTGGTCCCGATGACGGCGATGGTGGTGCCGACGTTGCGGACCGTTGGCGCTCAGGCGGCCGCTCAGGCGGCGAGCGAGTACGGGCTGGAACAGGAACTCGAGGATGGTGAGTGGACCGGCGGGGTGTCCGAATCGATCGCCGCTCAGACCGCGATCCTGACGAACTACGGGACGAACGAGGTGACGGCTCGGGTGGCGGCGATCACCGAGCAGGCGAACAGCGAGGGGTGGGACGCGGCTCGCACGGCCGGCGTGCTCGGCTTGGCGGTCGAGTGGGACGCGAGCTCGGCGACCGCGGCGGTCTACAACGCGCCCGGCCCGGTGTCGGACGGGATCGCCGAGAACATGGGGGAGACCGAGGCGCACACGGCATGGGAGGCAGGCGGGTTCGCGGTGGTGGCCGTGAGCCTCCTTGAGGTGAAGGTGTGGGACACGTCGTTCGTGAACAGCCGGTTCAGCCATGAGGCCGCTCATGGGCAGACGGTGGCGCTCGGCGAGGAGTTCGAGCTGGCGGCCGGGTCGTGTCAGTTCCCTGGCGATTGGTCGCTGCCGGGGTCGGAGCGGATCAACTGCCAGTGCTCGGTGATCTACCGGACGCTCGAGGCCGACGAGGTGCTTTGACCGGGCGGGTAGCTGACCCGATGGTCCCCGAGGGGATACTCTCGGGTCAGACCTTGGCGACGGAACGACCGAAGAGGCCCCCGGATGGCAGACCAGCTCGATCTCCTCGACCCGCTGCAGTCGCAGGAAATCCTCGACGCCGTGCGGGTTCTTGCCCGCTCCGACGCGTCGAAGATGGTCCTCGATGCGCTCACCGCTTCGTCAGCGGATCCCTCCGACGGGATGCCCGACATCGATCCGGTCGAGGTCAACCTGCGAGAGGCCGGCGTCGGCGCGGTCGACTACTGCGGGAAGTGCCGGTTCTGGCAGCCGCCCGGCGAGCTCGCCGACAGTGAGTTCGTGACCGGGACCTGCGCGATCGTGACCGGGGACATCGACTACCAGGACGTCTGCGATCTGTACGAGGAACGTGTGACCGCCGGCGACGGCGAGCTGCCCGAGGCGGCCGGGACGCAGATCCCGAACCCCGGCGACGGCATGGGGGAACCCGATGACGACGGCGACGGCCCCACGCCGGGGGGGGAGGTCGATGGACCGGCTCCGACGATCGAGGGGGACAACGCCTCGACGGTGGCCGAGGTGTTCGGCGACGAGTTCTGGCGCGAGTACCAGGAAGAGGACGAGCACGGCGGGGTGATCGTGACCGTCGAGCCGACCCCCGAGCAGAAGCAGGCGCTCGAGCAGCCCGGCGGTATGCCGGCCGACCAGCTCCATTTGACGCTGGCGAAGATCGATGGTGTCGACAATGACGCTGCCGCCACGGAGGTACTCGGGGTGCTCCTCGAGCTCGCCGCCGAGTACCCGGCGTTCTCGGGTGAGGTCGCCGGCACCGGCGCTCTCGGCGAGCGCCAGTGGGGCGTCGCTCTGGTCGACGCGGAAGATCTCGGGCTGCTGCGGAGCGAGGTGATCGAGGCGCTAGTCGACGCCGGAATCATGGTCTCCGACGACCACGACTTCATCCCACACATCACGCTCACCGAGGGTCCCATCCCGGCCGACGCTGCGATCGTGGGCCTACCATTGACGTTCGACAGTCTCGTCCTTCGGGTCGGCTCGCAGGTCATCGCAGTTGGGATGGATGGCCCGGCCCCCGCCGATGAAGTGGATGTCGAGGAGGAACCCGTGGCACCGACCATGACCGAACCCGAAGCCCCCGAAGACGCTCCGATGGAGCCTGCCCCCGCTGAGGGCGAGGCTGCCACGATGAGTATCGATGACCGCCAGGAGCGGATCCGTCGCGCGCTGCGCCAGATGAGCCTCGATGACCGCGAGATGCTCCGCAGCCAGCTCGAGGTGCCCGCCGACGAGCCGATGGTGGCCGCCGGGACCGACGCCGAGCTGGTCGAGGACTCCGGTGCCCCGCCGCCCGAGGTCGCGCCCGTCGAGGAGCCGGCCGAGGCCGACACCGACGGCGAGGAGATCGCCGAGCTCGAGACCGAGGTGTTCGGCGCGATCGCTCCGCACGACACGCCCACCTCCGACGACGCGTGGGACGGACCCG